ATGAAAGAACTAGAAATTAAAGGTGCTCAAGGTTACGAGCACGTAAGTACTAAGGTTGCAAGTTATGTAACTGAGTGCAAAGGTAGCGCAGTTTTAGCGCAGAGTCTAGAAGTGCTTAATAGTTACCGCAAAAAGTTATTAAGCGAGTGCACTAATAGTGAAGTAGTAAGCGCAAAGAAAGAGCTTGATGCAGCTAGAGAAAGATATAATAAACTAGCTACAAAGTATGTACTTTCAGATGAAAGCTACTGCAAATTGCAAACAGAGTGCGTTCGTTCTGCTGTTTGCGAGTTTTCACGAAAGCATAAACTACCAAATTTCTTTGCTTGGTTTGATAACAACAATAAGGACGTACAAACAACTATTATAGATAGTTTACAGCGTCTTGGTTCAAAGTTGTGCTCTTTGCATCAATCATTTGCAAGTGGTGCAAAGGTAGCGAGAAAGAAAACCGAAAGTATTTCAGACCTACAAAAACAGATTGCAGAATTGCAAGCAAAACTTGCAGCAGCGCAAAAGTAAGTAACACAAAACAGATAGCTAGAGAAAAATCTAGCTATCTAGTTTTCCCGCTGACTATCTAGCAGGTAGCCAGTGGGAAATTTTACTCCAGGTTTTTCAACTTGGAGCGGGTCGTCGTGTCCTTATTTTTCCCACACAATTTGGTAAACCTTGTCGTGGTGTGTGGGCTTAACTCAGAGAGAGAATTTATTCTCCCTCAGGGGACTAATTGCCAAAATTCAAGAGAAGTATCTCAGTAAATCGAGAGTGCGAGAGGCACACCGAGATGGGAGAGAGTAACGTGTTACTCAGAGACATCCATCCGAGAGATACGCAAAAATTCCTGGCGTGAGCGTCGAATGAGATGAGACGGCACGACGGCTAGGGGATTTGTATCATCTAGCGAGATGAGAGTTTATAGAAAGAAATCATAATTCATATTCTATTCGGTGTTGTGAGCCGTTCGGGAGTGGTTACCCGAGAAATCCCAGTGTGTGCAATCACGATTGCAGCGTTCAAGGTACACACTATCCACGCTGACTGAAATCGGTTGCTTGTCATCCGTGCGAGATTTATCTCCTCAGAAATAAACAAGTTGCTGGCAGAAGCATAAAATCTGTAGGGTGTGAGCCACGTAGTTAAGACGATAAAGATAAAACGTGGTGCAAAGATGCACATCCTGGCTAACGGGGCGGGGAGAAATCTCCGCTCTACAATTATCAACCATTTAAATATTTTAGATTATGAACGGAATTAATGTAAATTTGTGGGCTATGCGCTCTGGTTTGGAAGATGCAGCTTATCAGTACAACATGGGATGGGTTACCCGTGCTGAGTTTGCTAACATTTGCTTCAATGTAAGAGAGCCTTACATGGGAGCGATTAAGAATACCATTCTGTATATTCGTGACAGATGGTTCTAGCCTAATCTCCCTACGTTTGTAGGGAACAATAACCAAATTATTTAAATTATGAGTACGATATCTTTAGATTGCAGAAGTCAGGGAATGATGGAGAGCATCATCGCTGACAGACAGGAGAGATATTCTCACGTCGAATTTATTTCATGGAACAATAATATGCTTGTATTGGCTTACATTCCGTGATGCCTAAAAATCCGTAGCCAGTACGATAATTGTCGTGTGTGGCTACGGAACAATTACCAATAAAATTAGAATTATGAAAGCAAGAAACATCATTTATTCAAGTACGATAATTGTGCTTGGATTTATTCAGAGTGCGCCGGCATTCATTTGCTTGGCAAGTACGATAATTCTCCTGAATGTGCTTGGAATTCTTTACGGAATTCTGCTTGTATATATTTGGAGCAGTACGAAAAAGGGCAAGTGGTATTTCCGCGAGCTGTGGCGATCCACACTCCGCTTGGAGAATTTCATCCTGCCTGAAGTGTGAGAAATTTGGCAAGTACGAAAATTGTGCTTGGAAACATTTAGCTAAATTCTGCTTGGAGAAATCTAGGCAGTACGATAATATAACCAATTAAGCAAAAGAATTATGGAAAAGAGAATCGGTAAGGGCGTGCTGTCAGCTGCGCTCGTATTAGTTACAAGTTTCGTGTGTGGCATTATTGCTATCGCAGGATTTCTGCTTGGAGATTTTCAAGCCGTTTTATATTCTGCGGTTCTTGAAATGTGCGGTCTGTTTATCATCAGTGTGATGATAGATGCCATCCAGCAGCAGATAGAGGATATCTGTGAAATGTAGCCAAAACTACCGCTTGGAGATATTCGGGCGGTATCTAGTATTAACCAATTAAATTACAGAATTATGAAGAAGAATATTTTCGTGGCATTGTTTGCCGTAGTGTGTGTTGCATTAGTAATGGTTTCAGTTACTCTCGTGAATTGTCACAGAGCAAACGTGATGCTGAGAAAGACAGTTATCAGCCAGGCGAACGAGATTTTGGAGCTAAACGGCAGTTACACAGCAGAGGGAACTACAATGTTCGTAGGTCTCAGAAAGTAGCCAAAACAGAGAGGAGTTTCCGCTCCTCTCTTCTATTAACCAAATTATTAGAAAAATATGGATAGAATATTAAAGCAAGATTTGAGCAAGAATGAGGTTATAGACCTCTTGCGTGGAATGGACGCACAGGAAGTTGAGGGAAATTTCTCTGTATGTCGTGTCCTGATCAATACACAGGCGTGTGACGTATTCGGTGGAGAACCTGAGGACTCTTATCCTCTCATCCCCGGTACGTACATGGCATTGTATTACAATAGTATTGCCGGAGACCCGTATCCGCTCTTTGAGAGAATATGTGAAAACATAATAAATGACGAGAACAAGAGCCAGACTCTCCTGAATGGCGATGGCATTATTCTGATTTTCCTGCTCAACAAGTACGAGTAGCCAAAAATGTGCTCAGGCATTTTCCTGGGCATACTATGTAGAACCATTAAACAAATTGAATTATGTTAGACAGAAAATCACAGAAGAATTTTGAGCGTGCGCTTATGCATGAGATGGAGAAGATCAAGATAGCAGCGCGCCAGTGGCATAGCAACAATACTAAGGGCTACAGAGATTATCGTAGCAAGAAAACTATCTCCAAGAGCTTCTCTGAGATAGCGGTGCTGTGCATGAGCTGAAATGTGCGTGGCTGTTGTCACGCATACTATTCACCAATATTTAAGAATTATGATAGATGAAGAATACAAGGAGAATGTAGAGTACATACTCTCTACGATTTTGCCTAAGTTGCAGGAAATCCAAAAAAAAGTGTTGAAAAATCAATCAAGACTGAGCCTTGATGTTAGCGTTAGCAATAAAAACGGCGAAGGGTATATAAGTTGTTTTGCCTGTGTCATGAATGACATGGGAGAAATAACGGATACTTGTTTTCCACGTTTCATCTGCGTATGCAGCAAAGAGGAGATTGACGAGCGGCTTAACGAGCTTAAAGAGTTCATCAAGAAGTACATAGCCTGAAAATTGAGGGAGTTTTATCTCCCTCTCCTATAAACCAAAATGTAGAATTATGAGTAGATGGGTACAATTTTATCACAAGATTAACAAGTTTGACCTTGTGAACATGAGATTCACCGATGAGGTGAGCGTTGTGGAAATGGTGGGCATGGATTCTGTCATGCCTATTGACGACAGATTGAGTCTGTCATCCATACGTGATATAGTACAGAAGAAAATCAAGAGTATGAAGAACATCGAGAGTTTTGATCCTTGTGCGTTCTCCATCCTCACCGGCAGTTCTATTCTGAATTCTTCAGAAAGTCCGGTGTACAATCTCTAGCCAGAACTGGGCAGTACGATAATGTGCTGCCTGCTATTAACCAAAACAGAATATATTATGACAGCAGAAGAAAAGACTCAGCTAGAGAAGCTTGTAGAAAAGTATTTGAAAGAAGATGCGTACAAGCCACGAGGATGGGGAGAGAGAGCCGCAAGGAAGTTTCTAAGCGCATTAAATGGCGAGTGGCTTCTTACGTACAGCTTTAGACCAGACCCGGCGTAGTTATTTGCTACGCCTCCAATTATTAACCAAATCAAATTCAGAATTATGACAGACGGAGACAGAAAGTTCCTTGCCAGGCTCGTAGCGAGCCACAAGGCAGTTATCAGCGAGGAGTGCAGACGCAAGAACCTCGACAAGAGCGAGTATTTCAGACGCGTAGCACGTGCAGACAAGAAAGCTCAGGAGATTGAGCAATCGTGCATGCGTCTTCGCAAGTTCTAGCCAAACATTCTGTGCAGTCTATCTGCACAGAAACCATGTTAAACCATCAAAATTAAAGAATTATGGAGAAAATGACACAGAAAGAGTTGAAGAGACTCGTTAAGGTAGGAGCTGCCAAGGATATAACACACAGTTCAAGCCGTGCAGCCATCCCGGAAGAATATAGTCAGGTAGGCTATTCTTCCGGTGTGTACGGATGCAACGGAATGCTGTTCCGTGGTCACAGCGGAAAGCTATATGCCATTTGTGCAAGAACTACGGCTATCTGGGTTTTCGGCTAAAATTACGGGTAAGCGTATGGTGCGCTTGCTCGTTTCTATTATCAACCAAAATACAGAAATATGAATATACAGAAAGTATGGGATGCGTTTATCAAGGAAAATGATAATCCATCATTCGTAAAGATGGCATATGCCGTAGTAGAGCAGCTTGGTGGTGTCGATGAAGACACGATATTGAATTCTCTCGATAGTTGCAGAAATGCAAATGACGGGTACACTGGATTCTGTTATCCTTATCAGACAAGCAAGTTCTGGAACGAGAACAAGAGTGCTATCATGGAGAATATGCACGAGCTTGCCGATGATTTGGGAGAAGACCTTATCACGATGATTAAGGGATTCGGGAATTTCAAGGACGACAAATCTGTCACCTATGATGCTATCGGCAAGGCTCTGTATGCTCCTTTTAACGAGGGCGAGAGCAGAAATATCTACGACACATTTGCCAAGTATGCACTGGAAGAGGTTGCAAATCGATTCCAGGACTGGTGGTACGATCAGGACGAAAGTGATTTCGATGATTAGCCAAACCAATCCTCACTCTCACGGGTGGGGATTTCTATTAACAAAAAATTACAGAATTATGAGTGATTTAGAGAAAATCCTGAATGACGATTTACTGAAGTGTAAAATCGTTGAGTCAGTAGAGAATCCGGTTAGGCGTGTGGACCTCATCAAGTGGACGCACGACAATTCATTCTCTATTGCAGAGGTACGCAAGGATACCGGTAAGCTAGAGGTCACAGACTTGAAAGCTGCAAGTGGTCTTGAGGCATACAAGCATTTCTACAGAAATTATGGCGACATTGCCATATGTGGCTAAAACTCCCCACATCATCGTGGGGAACAATTATGAACCATTAAACAGATGAATTATGGAAAAGAATATTTGGGAATATGTTATGAACAGCAAGGGTGAGGTTATCGAAAAAGTAGCCGATTATATCGGTGTAAAAAGCTTTGCCAAGACAATCGAAGGCCTCTATCGCGAATGCCTGGAGAATTTCGATGACGCAGAAGACATGGAAGAATACATTGCTGATTTGTACGGAAAGAATATCCAGTCTATGGCATGGGATTTTACTCTCGAAGCAAACAGAGAGATGAAGAAATATCTCCATCTTAACGACCAGCGCATGGATGGAAATTTTGCCAATCTGTACAACGATTATCCTAGACACGTTACAGGAACGTTCTGGGCGACGGACTACGATGGCGACGATTACTATGATTTGTATCCTGCCATGGTAGCCAGACTTGATGCAGCAGAAGACAGCGAGCAGGCTAACACGGATAGAGAGTATCTCGAAGAATGGTATTTCAAAGCCTTCGGTACGTACAACATCAAGTACAATTTCTCGAACGAGCTTGAAGAGGTTCACTCCATGATGGAGGAAGATTACGAGGAAGCCTAACAATATCCCCTAGCATGGGGATATTCAATGTTAAACCATTTAAATGATATTAGATATGAGTTACGAATTTGCAAAGAAGGAAATCGGTGATTACAGAATCACTATTTACCAGGATGAGGATGCCGAATGCCCTTGCACAGAATGGGATTTGGCAGGCGTTTACTTCTGGGACTATTCTGATTACGGATACAACAGGGAACTTTCTCGTGGTTGTAGCAGTGAAGTCGACGCTGAAAATGCAGAGGCTGCCTTGAAAGAGCTTGTCTGCAAGTATGTTCCACAAAAGAAGATTATCAAGTATATCAATAGTATGTTTCATTGCGATCATCTGTGTCTCGAATACGACAAGTCGTGCCACATGTGGAGTTTTGAAAGAAAATCAAGATTCAGCATCGGCAAGAACGAGTGGTACAACATCAGAGATTTCACTCCTAACGAACTGAAGAACGAGGATGTTAGGGATGAGCTTACAGAAGAGCTTGAAGAAGATGATTTTATTAATCTCCTTGAAAACTGCAAGGATATAGCATTCTACGAGTGGTCTTCCAGTGGATATAGCCAGGGAGATTATGTTAGAGGATATGCCTATTGCGACAAGGAGCGCTTCAAGAAGATGGTGGATACGAATACCAAGAACTGGAAGAATCGTGCCATCGAGCTGTTTGAGAGCGAAGTCAAGAATATTGGTATGTGGATGTGGGGTGATGTAAAAGGTTACGTCCTAGAAAAGAAACGCCCGTATACAAAATTGTACGAAGACGGTAAATCTTCTGATTCCTACGAGTGGGAGCAGATTGATTCCTGCTGGGGAGAGTACTACGAGGACTCTGACGAACTGATCAAGGTCGCTCTCGAAGAGAATGGAATCAAACTAAAAGAAACAGCCTAACAAGGGGAGCTTGCATGCTCCTCTTCTATCAACCAAAATACAAAGAATTATGAAATTGAGACTTTATCACGACACAAGAAAGAAGTTCCGTGACTGCGTGGATGCGTGGACAATATACGTTCCTTATCCGAAGTGGCTTAGAGAAAAGACATGCGGTACAATGGGAACATTCCTCGGATGCATTCCAACGGAGACGGGAATGATACGGTGCATCTGGGAGCACGACGAAAGAAGATGTGGACGCCCGTATTTCGGCAAGAAGATTGATCCGAAGGATACCCCTAAAGCATTTCAGGAAATTTTCTACAACATGGAGAAGCTTTGGAACGAGGCAATCACCAAGAACACGAATGAAGCGTGGAAAGCATGGAGCGAAGTCTAAAATTGGTAGCCATTTGGCTACCTGCCAATAACCAAATACAGAGAATTATGGAAAGAATTACATTTGTAGAGAAGGGCAGTAGAACCATCTACAGACTTGGCAGACGTATAGTATGCTACAGGGATGGTTACAGAGTTTATTTCTGTAAGCCATCAGATATTACACACAACACGTTCGATGCACTATCAGAGAATATAGCACATGAGTATTGCCTGAAAGTTTGTGAGCGCAAAAAGTGGGAGAGGGCAAAATACAACAATCCTGTCGCATACAACGCCCAAAGAGTATTGAATGCATTAGCCTAAAGATAGCCTTCGGGCTATCACTATTAACCAATTAAGTAAAGAGAATTATGAAGAGATATTACGTATCAGTCACAGAGACTTTAAACAAGATTGTCAGCGTAGATGCTGAGAGCGAGGAAGAGGCAGTAAAGAAGACACAAAAGGCCTACGATAATTGCAACATCGTCCTTGATTCTAATAATTTCGTAGGCGAAGAAATAGAGCTTGACTCTAATCAGGAGTTATATGCTGACAACGAAAAAGAGCAGGGAGGAGATGTTTATCAGCACATCGACTAGCCAAACGGGGAGAGTAATCTCCCTACCAATAACCAAAAATATTAGAGATATGAAGAAAATCGAGGTAGGAATGAGAGTGTACTGTGATATACATTCTCAGTCAGAGGAGCACATCGTGACTCACGTTTCAGAGGAAAGAGGATTCGCAGGGATTGATAATGAATACTGGTGGCCTATAGACCAGTGCTTCCCCTGCGATGAAATAACATTGCCTAAAAAGCGCAGCTAAGGACTGCGCACAATAACCAAAACATAAGAATTATGAATGAAGACAGAATCCTAGAGATGTTCTTCGAGAAAGCCAGATGGCAGTATGCCATTGAGAAAGGCTTATTCAAGGACATGAACAAAGCAGTAATGTATCAGCTGACAGAGCCAAAGGCTCGTCTAGCTATGTATCAGAGGATCAAGAGCGGCAATTACAAGATAATGCCGCCTCATACAGCCAAGATTCCGAAAGACAACGGAGATTTCCGTACGGTCTATGTGAATGAGGCTGTGGACAGAATCCTCTTGAGCATCGCCAACGACCTCCTGTTCGAGCTGATGCCAGAGATGGTGCATCCACGCTGTACGTCGTACCAGAAAGGTATCGGCTGCGGTCGTGTGGTGCAGGAAGTGTCTCGGATAATATACTCGGCAGAGGGAAAAATCATTGGATTCAAGTCCGACTTATCCAAGTACTTTGACAACGTGCCTATTCGATTCGTCGACTGGGCATTTGACAAAGTAGAGGAGAAGTGCGGAAAGTCTGCACTGATAGATGTCATTCGTGACTACTATCACACAGATATCTATTTCGATGAGGACAACAACCTCTGCGAGAAGTATCAGTCCCTCAAGCAGGGATGCTCTGTTGCTGCATGGCTGGCTGACGTGGTTCTATACCATATCGATGAGATGTTGTCGAATCTGGACGGATATTACGTCCGCTATTCTGATGACATTCTCTTCGTGGGTAAGGACTACGAGAAAGCCATGGATATCCTGAAGAGCGAGTTGGAGAAGATGCAGATGACGCTCAATCCGAAGAAGGTTGAGTATCTTGACGCTAATCACTGGTTCAAGTTCCTCGGATATTCCATCAAGGGTCACAATATCTCTCTGTCGTCCACACGTATCAAGACTTTCCAAAAGGAGATTGAGAAGAGGACGATAAAGAAGCGTGACACCACGATGACGAAAGCCATCAATGCAGTAAATAGGTATCTCTACAAGGGATATTGCGACTACTCATGGGCCACTCAGGTTCTTCCGGTAATCAACGTGAAAGAGGACATCGACAAGCTCAACACCTTCGTCATGGACTGCATCCGTGCGGTCAAGACAGGCAAGAGAAAGGTCGGTGGTCTCGGATACGTGAAGACTCAGGCTGTAGGTTGCATAGACCGAGGTCGTGGAAGGAACGTGAAAGCCAACAGGAGTAAGACAGAGAGCGAAATCAAGGGGTATCTATCGATAGGTTGTGCTCAGAACGCCTTGCGGACGAGCAGGGCAGCGTACAACACATTGGTGAATACTCTGTAGATGAGCATCCTAGCGCAAGGATTTGCCGGAATGAAGATACAAGGTTTTAAATATCCCGGTTGCGGAGTACAGGGACCATCTAATACCTAGATGGTCCTCTGTTCGTCCTAAACCGGACATTATCGAACTTATAAAGCCATGCGCAGTATCTTCTGACCGGCAGACTCTGTAACCGAGCACACGGACGTGGGAGAAGGACGGACCGATTCAGGCGACGCCTCTATAACATCATCTGAACATCCGACAATGCATGGATGTTCATATAACCGCACAAGGCGTAGCTCATCAACGAAGTACAGAAATGTGACATTCCGTATGACCACCACCGGTGGCGCACACCACTAATCCCTGACGGATGGCTGAAGTTTATGCAACAGGTCTCTTAACCAGAGTAGTTGATCCTGGACGGCTGCGCAGTAGGCGCATTGTCCTGGATCACCTATTCTGGCGAATCCTGTGTCAAATCAGAAACATAAAGTATTGTGCCGAGCCATCGGTCAGGGAATCACCCTAACACGAGGGTAGTCTTTAGAGGAGAGTGAATTTATGAGTGCTGTTTACATGCCGCCGGCCTCCCCGGAACACTTCCGGGTACTCCGGCGGCTTACAACAGCCCTCGAATCAAGCTGCTATAGCTACGTGCCACGCTCTCAGATAAAGACAACGTTATTGCCAAACGAGGTACACAAGGAGGTTGCGTATTTATACCCGCTGGGTAAATAACGCGGGGAGTCATCCTTAGAGCAACGATGCTCCCCGCGTAAACCCAGCTGGTTCCAATCATCAGCCTGTAGCAAGACAAAAGACCTATGAGTGTACCTGCAAACAACCATGTGAATTGCATCACGACTTATCAAGAGTATGAGGTTTAATATCACGTGAGTGGTATACCTGCCGCCTGCCGTTATCCCCGCAGGCGCAGGTATCCAAACACGGGATCGAATCAAGAACATATATCCATGCAACATAATACATGAGATAAGTCATGCGCATTGCAGCGATGTCTGGCAAGTTCTGAGACTTCATCGAACGTTTCATTGATTCTGAAGCCAAGGATGGGGAAGCGTACGCTTCCTGAGGTTGGCTTCATAACAATGCCACGCCCTTAATCAAAAACTTAAAGCAATGCAACGTATCAGGTTGAGTCAGACTAGGTTATTGCGAGCCGAATGGTGCGCAAGGAGAATAGATTGTACAATACGGTATCAATCATCCTGAAGATCCAGGTGGTTACCTGGATCTGTCAGGACTTAGATACAGTATTAATCAAGACCTTATAGTTACGCAACAGATTCTCTGAGCGCACTCCCATTAACCAATATTTAAGAATTATGAACAGCAGATTACTAAAGAAGCTTGAGGAAATCAAGAAAGAGTACGAAACGTCAGAAGTTTGCATGGGCGAGATGCTTGATTCAGTAAGCGCAGACGGATTCTCTATCGAAGAGGCTCACTGGTTGTATATGCGTGCAATGGAGTGGGCGAACGGAGACAAATTCTATATCCACATCGGAGAAGACGAAGATGTACTGAGTAAGGATGAACTCGAAGAAGCCAATTTGATAGTGCAAGAATAAGCACTATCCCTATTAACCAATACAATAGAATTATGACATACGACGAGATTATCAATGCAGTTGAGAATGGTGCTAAGTTCACCATCAACTTTCAGAAGAGAACATGTAGGATGAATGGTAAGATAGTAATGTCTGAGGAAGATAAGCCGAAAGATACACCTTACCTGACACATGCAGTAGTCCTGTTCGCAATAGAACAGAGATATATGGCATACAAACATTCTGTGCCGTCTGAGCGTTCTGAATCCCATCGCCGCTACTACTTCAAGGCTTTGCCCGAGAAAGAGCTCTCAGACGAAGATATGATGTATGGTGAGCGACGAGAGGTAGCTAGATGTAAGCTGGAGCTATACATACTGATTCAGCTTCTAAGAGGCAACCTATGGTGGGACAACTCATGGGGTACGTGGTTCTGGCGTTCCAAGAACGACAAGGACCTGATTATCCTCAGAGACTGGATTGAGCCAAACAAGGGTGGGGCGTAAGCCTCATCCACTAGAGTTAAATAATTTATTACAAACCATTTTAAATTTTATAGAATTATGAAGCAGATTGTAACAATCACAGGAGAAAACTTGAACATCGTAACAAAGAACGTAGAGGCTACAGCAGCTACCAAGAAGACAAAGGCGCAGATGCGTCTCGAAGCTCTTAAGGCAGCAGGCGTTGACGTAAGTAAGTACTTCCCTCTCGGTGACGACCAGCTTATCAAGATCGAGAATGGTGCAGCGGTTCCTGTAGACATGGACGATGCGACTATCGATGCGGTAGGCAAGAAGATTGTCGAGGGTGGATACGTGAACAACTGGAAGCTGTTCCGTCGTTGGGTTATGTCTCAGATGTTCCACATGTTGCGAGACATGGAGAAGGACGGCAAGTCATTCAACGAGGTGTTGCAGAAGAAAGGCTACGAGTACCAGTGGCGCATGTTGGAGAACGAGCTGTATGCTCAGATGAAGATGTGTGACCACAAGGACTACGAGAATCTCAAGGCGAGAAACCGCTGGTTCAACGGCTGCGTAGCACACGATATGGCTATTGACTATATTAACAAGCTTCGCAGCTACATTGACGACAAGTGCATCTACACTACCAAGGAGGACAAGGATGGAAACAAGAAGAAGACATACAAGCATACCTGCAAGGGTAATCCTTATATCCGTCTTCAGAACGAAAACATCTTCGTCGCTGACTTGGAGAGAAAGGTATACAAGCCTCTCCGTGACCTTGCCAACAAGATGGGTGCTGTAGAAACCTACAAGGAGCTCTACGATGCCGTTCGCAAGTTCAACAAGAACCGCAAGCATCTCGCGTGGGATACCAAGCAGGCTGATGCGTTCATTACTGCCTACAAGGGTTCAGGTTCCTACTACACGATGAGAAACCTCATCATGTTCCACGGAGCAAGATTCCTGAAGAACGGACGAAAGATGTCAGAGACAAATTCTCTGAAGGAACTTGAGTCTAAAGCCAAGCTCTACGATGAAGAGGGTTGGAAGATGCTCGGTGTACTCAAGCAGCTTATCAAGGACAATAATATCAGCGTCCAGGGCAAGATTCTTGAATGGAAGAAAGCCAAGAGCGAGAACAAGTAATCATCAGACGTAAGGTTCGCCGCCTAAAGAATGGTGGCTCGGCAGAAATTCACAAGAGCTTCTTCAACGAAGGATCTCCTCCAGTCACTACTGGAGGTAATCCTTCGAGCTAAAGCTCTCTAGATCGAACTATTAAAGCAAGGCGCCAGCCGGGGACCATTCTAGCCAAAAGTCGGTTACTGATTCGGTAACCGATTCAATGTTTAACCAAAAAATAAAGAATTATGAAGGAAATAAAGAAGATGATTGATACGAGCAAGCTTACTCCTGCTCCTCTAGATAACAAGAATGTTATGCTTGACTGGTGGGAAGAGAACATGTTCGATGATGAAAACTATGCATTCTCCGGGAATACATACCTCGGATTCATTGCCGGTGTCCCGGTAATGGCTACCATCAAGGATAATTTTGTTGAGCTTAAATGCATTCCGCAGCCATTCCGCAGTATGGATAAGCTTGACGATTTCGGAAATGCGGTAATCAGAAATATAACGGGAGACGACTGTCACCTTCTTACCGCAGTGATTTCGGAGCATAAGCAGTACATAGATGACGAGCGCGAGGAAGATATGAAACTTCTCGTAACATTCTCCATCTATAATGGAGAAGCTATAATTTCATTTCACTGGAATGTGCCGAAAGATTAGCCAAACATGCCAGTCGCTAGAAGCGGCTGACTACTCATATCATAACTAAATTTTGTTTAAATGGTTCAAGCCGGTCTGTCGTGAGACACGCCGGTTTTTGTTCCCCAAGTTTAACCAATTTTAAATTAGAATTATGAGTAGAAATTACTGGACATTAGGTAAGGAAGGAATGAAGACTCGTCTGTCAAAGGCACAGGCAGCTTATGAGAACGCAGTAGAGAACGTCAGCGACTTGCATGTCAAGATCAGTGATGGTAACAACAAATTGGGGGCAATCCCATCCGTATCGCTTATCCCTGTAATGGATTGCGGTAACTGCGCAATCTGTGCAAAGAGCTGCTACGACCTCCGCAACGACTTCATCTATAAAGAGGTTATCAAGACGAGAGCTATCAACTCCGCAATCTACCACGAAGATCCTGAGAGATTCTTCAAGGAGATTGATGATTACCTCAACTACCGCTATCCTAGAGCATTCAGATTCCATATCGGCGGTGACATCCAGAATAAATGGTATCTTGACAAAATGTGCGAGATTGCTCGCAAGCATAAGGATACCAAGTTCCTGGCGTTCACGAAGATGTTCGATGTGTGTAACGAGTACCTTGATGATGGAAACGTCATTCCTGAGAACATGCACATCTTATTCAGCGGATGGCTTGGTCTTAAGATGGATAACCACCACGGATTTCCGGAGGCGCATCCTATCTTCGAGAGCGGAACGTCTGCTCCGGAAGGAACACGTCTGTGTACCGGAAACTGTACAGAGTGTCTGAAGGAAGACAGACTATGCTGGTCCATCGGGAAAGGTCAGGCGGTAGGATTCCTCGCACACTAGCCAAAAGCCCTCTTCGGAGGGTACTATGTTTAACCAATTAAAATTTTGAATTATGGCAACAGCAAGAAGAGGTACAAGAATGCTCAAAGCTTCCGACATTATGAAGAGAAAGGGCATTGTCCAAAAACAGATGGACATGAACAAGTTCAACGAGGTTATAGAGAATTTCTTTATGACCCACGAGCCTAAGGAGACGATTCTCCTTAGGCCGAAGAGATTCATCGAGATGGATAACCCGCCAGAGGGAGACTTCATCGACTATCTCGATGTCAGCGTATGGGAGAAGAAGAGTGAGGACCCGGATGACCCGTTCGACTTCATCGACTATCAGTTCATGAAGAAGAACGGAATGCTCCGTCCTATCCTTATGGTGAACGAGCCTTTCATCGGCAATGCTGCCGGGTGGCTGAGAGATTTTTGTGGATTCACTGTGAAGAGCAGAACACGAAAGAAGAAGAAGGAATACATCGTGTCTCTGCCGGTGTAAAGCCGAACAAGGCGTGGAACATTATTGTTTCACGCTCCCAGTATTAACCAATAAAAATTAAAAATATGAATGATTTTTTAAAATTAGCAGAGGATTTAGGATGGAGTTATAATGTTGACGATACACCTAACGAAAGAGGTGAGGTTTGCGTCGAGTTAGAGAAGTATTCCCCACAAAACCAAGATTTCATCGCCACAATTTGGTTCGAGAATGGCAATAAGTCTGACTTCATGGATAAGTTGTATCAATATTATAGCGACTTCGATCCTGACGAGGAAGCCAGTAAATGGATTGGCGAGGATGGACATGGTGCTAACGGCGCGCCATACAAATTATCGGATATTTTGCAAGATATGGAGGATTGCAAGGATATGCTACTAGATTTATGGCACGAGTATTTTTACGATGAGTACCCAGAAAATCGTCCAAATGAGACCGACGAAGGGAAGCGACTCGCAGGAGAAATCGAGGAGAAATCCGGAAAGCATTACCACTCGTGCTCTCTACAGAATTATCCGAACGGCAAGTACGGCGTTATCCTTGATGGCTGTCAGAAGTTTCTATCGGAAGGCAAGGAAGAGGCATTAGCCTATATGAAAGGCGTGCTTATGGGCCTTGATATCGAAAGAAAAGACTAAGCCAAACAAGCCTGCCAGGAATGGTGGGCATCAAGTTAAACCAAAATATTAAGATTATGAAGAAAAAAGTATTGAAAGACAAGATTGATGAGTTGCGTTCAACGGCAAAGATGGAACTTGCATGCACCATCCGTGAGATAATGAGAGAGCGCGGAATCCTAAGCAAGGAACTTAAGAACCCGGTTAAGTGCAGCGACGGGCTTTTCGAAGCTGTCCTCATTGAAACTAACGGCAAGGATACCGCTATCCCGACTATCACGCTACGTATGATGAGCTACAAAAGAGTGGTGAAGAGAGTATCCCCTATGGATTTTGAGATGGATTTCGAGTCGCTCGCCCGTATTGCTTACGAGCTAAACGATGAGTTCGAAAGTTAATTTAGCGTTAAAAACGGCAAAGACGATGGTTTATATTATAAACTTTTCGTATCTTTGCCACTAGTAACCAAAATTATAGAATTATGACAGAAGAAATAAGAATCAAGACAAGAGATTGGGAGAGACTTCTTAGCTACACACAGCAGCAGAAGTACAAGACTGCCATCAAGCAGGGTTGGTTCGCCAATTATCACAGCAACGCCTGGAGGCATGACACGTTCTATGGCGCATACATCTGGAAATATCCGAAGCTTATTAAGGTTGTAAGGATGTTCGAAGAGATGCTTGGACATAAGCCATTATGGGAAGACATCACAGACGACAATCTGCGCGACCTCTTCGAGAAGATCCAGGAGAACTACGCTCCTAACTCGGCAAGAACCGTATGTGCAACCATCAAGGCTGTGATACGTGAGAACGATGCTACCAGGGAAATTCCTAGTCCTACGTTCGGCAGAATACTTAGAGCGAAGGCTGTGCCGGTCCAGTCTGTATATCTCTCTGATGAGGAGATAAACAGAATCATAAAGTACAACCCTCACGGGAAAACAAAAAGATATGTTCAGAGAATGTTTATCATGGAATGTCTCTGTGGCGCACGTTACAGCGACTGCCAGAGAATGACGGAAGAGAACATAGATGATACCGGACACTTCCTCGTGTATGTTACTCAGAAGACAAAGACCGAGGTAAGGGTTCCACTTCACAAGAAGCTCCGCAAGTTCCTCGTATGCGGTACTGGTGACGAGCCTCTTCCGGGTGAGATAGGTGAAAGGACGTTCAATAGAGCACTCCGCGATATCTGTCGTGACTGCGGAATAGATACGAATACAAAGGTGTTCAAAGCTGGAAAGGAAGAGACCGGAAAGAAGTATCGGTTCGTATCATCCCATACCGGCAGACGCTCGTTCGCAACGAATCTCTCAAAGAAGGGAGTGCCTCTTGAGCAGATTGCCGTCATGATGGGACATACCAGTAACGGTATGCCTAATATACAGATGACACAGCGCTACATTGTCGGTAAGACCGAGATTGACAGCAATACACTGAGATTGTTCGGCGTCTATGAAGAAGACCTAGATAATGGTCTAGATGAGGATTAAGCTAAAACTGGAGGTGGTTAGAAGCCATCTCCTGCCATTGTTTAACCAATTAAAATAATGAATATGGTAGAAGATTATACAGAAGAAGAGTTGAATAAACTCATCACTGAGTGCCGGAAGAAGTACGAAAAGCTAGAAAAAGAGACCGTTATGAAGGCTCTGACTGGCGAGATTGGTACGAACTCCGCAATGGTGGAAGAGTTGGAGATTCTCAACATCCACTATCACGATGAAATGGATGAGTACGATATCACTGCACCTGACCTGAATCCTGACCTTATCGAGAATTTCAAGAGGGCAGAGCGTGATGGCAAGAACGTCATCTTCGAGGCACAGGAATATCTTAAGATCCTGGGAATGTGCGAAGAGATGTTCAACCAGAAGATGTGGGTCAACGAAGATGGCCACATATGCGATGAAGAAGGTAATAGACTTTCCGCCGACAGAGAGCATCGTGTTTTCGAAGTCATCAAGTGCGGAAAATAAGATATTTCTAGTTTTTCATAGCTAGATTGTTTAAATGAGTGTCCTCTCTTGCCCGTGAGGGTAGGAGGGGATTTTTTAAAACGGCCCCGATTAGCCAAAAATAGGGAGCTTCGGCTCCTGCAATTAATAACCAAGCCCTACGCATCACGGTCAAGCGAGAAATTATGAAGAAAGAAGATATTAATACATTAGATGACCTCAAAGTGTTTTTGACAGCTTATCAAGAGGAGAATCCGGAAGATGACTGCTGCGAGTTGGTTCGTGACATCTGCAAGGAGAACGGGTGGATTTACACCGACGAATCTTCTATCGGTTATGATGAGGAGGATTTCGCCACCGATGGCGAACACATCCTTTCTTTGACTTCAAACGGTTTCGAGGTTTTTCCTAACGACGGACAGGACATCAACTACAACGACACTGATATTACGGTTCGCGAGGATGATGAGAACTTTTACGTAAACTTCAACACTGGTCTGGGCGAGGGTATCTACCCGAAGGAAGATTGGACGCTTGAGAAGGCTATCAGGGACCAGGAGAACATTTATAAGGAGAATAAGTAATAACATCTAGGCCCTCGACATCACGGTTAAGTCATTAGGTATGAGTGAAAAACTAGTAGTAAAGATTCTCATGATAGCCGGAAATATTGCCGCTGTCGTGTCTGCATTGGTTGTCCTCTACAATCTAGGCGCAGCAATATTTGACTCGGACCTCAAAGCTTATGCCGCAATAGATAGAATTCCAATCGGCATTGCTTCCTTTCTATCATCCGTCGTACTCATCGGTTTCGCGTATATCGTAAAACACGTGTGCGAAGCCAAGGATTAATTCATACAACTAGCCGCTTATCACTTAACAGATAGGCGGCTATTTTATTAAGATAACCGCAAAAAAAGCAACGAAAATCACACTTTTTTCTTAAACTACGTTAATTGTAAATATTCTGTACTTTAATAAATATTGCAATCAGCTGTTTTTACTTCGCTTGAAACCTTTAGTTATACCAGTATCTTTAAAACATTTGTCCTCATATTTTACTTTAATATGTGCGGTTTATGGCATAAATGGAACTATTGCACGGAATAGAAAATCGTCGTATCTTTGCAGTGCTTGTTAGGAGTAACGCACTAAACAGCGGACATATGAGTATAATTAAGTGATTATTCACTTCCCTATACGACCCTATCCAGAGTTCGGAGCGTTACACGAACAAAGGATAGGGTTTTCACTTTACCCTATTCCTTTTTCGGTCGAACAGGTAGTTTTGGTGGCTTGTCGGCTAAATACACTCGGCTACACAGACTTTAAACCCACGTCACAAGAGGTGCATGGTGACACCGCAGGAACTGAAGGCAGAAGGCGGGCAGGGCTAGGCGTACCTAGAAAGCTGCTTAGATTAGGTGCTGTACGATTTGGCAACCGATCCGACCGAAGGGGCTCATTATACTGGGTTCATGTAACTTCGAGTGGAATATTCCTACCAAGCTCTCATCGTTTCAATGACTGATGGGGGTAAGGGGGAGAACCACTCTCTCAGAGGTCTATTGCCTGTTTCATATAACCTTTTTAAAAAGGAAAATATTAATTTTAAATAAGTAAATATAGGGAAGATGATTACAAATCAAGTAATGAAGAGACCAATGGGTAACTTTTTGGTCGAGCAGAGAACGAAGGATAGTATGTTCAATGCTACAAACTTGCTCAAACAATGGAATGAAGCAAGTGGAGAGAAGAAGGAGATTACAAAATTCTTCGATAACGACAATACGAAGGAGTTTATTTCTGCTCTGATGGAAGAAGAAAAGCTTAATACGCAAAATTCTGCGTATTTAAAAGCTAGAGGGAAAAACGGAGGAACTTGGATGCACCCAATCCTCTTCGTTAAGTTTGCGATGTGGTTGAATCCTCGCTTCGAGGTTCAAGTTATCAAGTTTGTGTACGATCAGATGCTGAAATACAGAAATGATGCCGGCGACGCATATAAAGAGCTTGGTGCTGCTATCAGTAAAATCGTGAGCAAGAAATTTATGCATGTAGCTATGTGCAAGATTGCAAAAGCAATAAACTATGTTGTTTTTAATGAACACGAGCACGAAATGCGAAACAAACACGGAGAAGAATCCAAGCAATACGAGTTGTTCAGTATGGAACGCCAAGTTGCTATGCTCATCAATGATGGGTTCCTCCACTCGTACGACCAGGTAATAGAGTATTTGAGAAAGAAGTATTCTGAGAAATACTTACCATCTGTATTACAGACAAAACGATAAACATTAGTAACATGGCAAGAATAACAAGAAACAAAGCTGCCGAGATACTGGGAGTATCAAGACAGACTATCAGCAACTACATCAAGGAAGGCATCCTTGGAAGCTACGTAGGCGAACACGGCATCCTGTATGTCAACAGCGAGGACGTTGAAAAATATGCTCAGAAATACAAGATGATTTCAGCAAACGAGAAGATGATTGACGAGAAGCTCAAGGAAGTCGAGTATCGCAAGCGAGCAATCAACATCGAGCTCACTGAGCTGAGAGACAGAGCTACCGCAAACGGCAAGCTGGCTGCAAACGCCGTAGGCATGCTGTTCGGTGTAATCAATACAATGTCGCATCTAGGTGTATTACCGAATCTTACCTATCGTGAGTCCAATCTTCTCAAGGACATCATTAATGGAATGACCTATGACGAGCTGTCAATCAAGTACGGCGTGTCTGCAACGAGAATCAGGCAGATAGCAGAAAAGACTTGCAACAAGCTTACCTACAACGAGAATATTGTAATTGCTGAGCTCTTAACGAACAGAACCTTGCAGTATGAGGTTGAGCGCCTGAAGAAGGTAATCAAGTCGCTACAGGTAAGCTTCGACGAATACCGGCGCGCGAAAGGAGACAAGCCTGTCAGTAGCGCAGTACTTCCTCCGCTGATCCTTTCCAGGGATATAAATGACTGCGGATTCTCTGTCCGCATCCTGAATATGTTCAAAACCTTCGGCGTATATACAGTAGGTGACCTCGTCCGTAACTTCACCGGGCGGTCGGACTTGATGAAGGTCAGGAATCTCGGTAGAAAGAGCGTCTGGACTATCCTTGACTTCGTTGAGGAAAACAATCTCGACTTCAAGGAAAACGGAGAGTCTGAGGAAGACTTCTATATCAGGCTCAACAACAAGTTGTCAAACCAAAAAGATTAAGTACATGAAAATAAGACTAAACAAGAGTACTGACCGTCTGGAAATCAGAACCGAAAAGAGAATGATAGCCTTCAGTTGCGATATTCTGAAAGGTTCTTATTACCTAGTACCGACTGTAAGATTTGACGTCAGTAGGGCATACGGAGAGAAGTGTATCTGGTTCCTCTTCATAGGTGCTTTCGTGTTGATTGATATTTTTAAAATAAAAGACTAAGTATATTTTTTTAATTTTAAACATTATGAGTGTAAAAAACATTATTTTGGCATCAGTACTTGCAATAGTAGTACTCGCCGCAGGTTCAGTTATCGGTTGTTATTTCCATTACAACAACCAGGAAATCTCGCTTCGCCAACAGTCAGAGGCTCAGCGTGGCAAGATTGAGGGTGTTCACGACAAGATGTGGAAGGTTCTTCAGCAGAAGGCACAGGTTACGGATGAGTACAAGTCCGCATTCGAGTCCATCTATCCGAAACTTATCGAGGGCAGATACTCAAAGGGAGACGGTTCTCTTATGAAGTGGATCAAGGAAAGTAATCCTAACTTCGACGTTTCGCTCTACAAGGACCTCATGCAGTCCATAGAGATTCAGCGCTCCGAGTTTCAGACATCACAGGAGAGAATGCTCGATATCATCCGTGAACACGAGACGCTCGTGAAGACATATCCGGCAAAATGGTTCATCTCCGATACAAAACCTATCGAATACAAGGTTATCTCCTCATCCAAGACAAAGATGATCATGCAGCTTGGAGAGGATAACGACGTAGACCTGTTCAAGAAGTAACGGCTTATGGAAATATTCATATTCCTAATCCCATTCGTGGTTGCTGCTTTCCTGTTGATTTTCTTCAGGAAGCAGACCACCTGGTGGGAATACGCAGTACTCATTGTTCCTTCCATCCTCATAGGTATCCTCATGGAGTTCGTGTTCAAACAGTCAAATGCTGCTGACACGGAGTATCTTGGAAGCTACGTGACAAGAATCCGTCATTACGATGCCTGGAATGAGTACATACACCGCACGTGTACAAGGACCGTTGGAAGCGGAGAGCATCAACGTACGGAAACATACGATTGTTCGTACGTAGACAATCACCCTGAACGTTGGACTTATTTTGATGCTAGGAACAAGGAAGAATACTTCATGACCGACAACGAGTTTAATGTAGTCAGAAAGATTCTCGGAACCCAAAGCGTGTTTATTGATATGCACAGGGATTACTACACTAAGGATGGCGATGCTCAGGAATGGGCGTGGGATGGTTCCATTGAAAACTCGTACACATTATCTTCCGAGCACGATTATAAGAATAAAGTGAAAGCCTCACGTTCTATTTTCAAGTTTGAGGATATTGATTATCAGCAGGCACGAAAGCTTGGATTGTTCGAGTATCCTGATATCGTTCTTTATGACCAGAACCCTGTGCTTGGACTGAAGATTCCGAAGAAACAGGAGAAGGCGATGAGGTGGCTGAACGGATACTATGGCGAGCGGAAGCAGTTTAGGGTGTTCGTCCTGTTCTTCACGAACAAGCCGGAAGAAATCGTTGAAAAGCAGCGCTCATACTGGCAGGGTGGCAATAAGAATGAACTTGTCGTGTGCGTCGGTATTGACAAAAACAAGAATGTCAAGTGGTGCAACGCATTTTCATGGTGTGATAGCCCGGTCGTAGGCGTTAAGAGTAGAGACTGGTTTATGAGCAATCCTGTAAATCTCGAAAAGTACGCCGAGTATATCGGTCCGATTGTAGAAAAGGAATGGCACAGAAAGAACTTCGAGGATTTTGACTATCTCACAATTGAACTTACCGACGTACAGTACTGGGCGATCATTATTATCTTGCTTATATTCAATATTGTAATGAGCTCCTGGATTGTAACCAATAATTATAAAAACGATTTGTAGCGTATGAAAGAAGAATTTAAAAGTATCGGATGCGGTTACCATGTATCAAACAAGGGAAGAATCTTCAAGTACGTACATGGAAAAAGATTCTTCCTGGTGCAGACTCCAGATGCAGGAGGATACTATAAGGTTAAGCTTCGTCTTGCCGACGGAAAGCAGAAAAACTTCTTTGTACATCGACTTGTCGCTATGGCTTTCATCCATAAACCGAAGAATAAAGAGTACGTCGATCACAAGGACTGCAATCCGAAAAATAATTGCGTTGACAATTTGAGATGGGTGACCGCATACGAGAATGCCCACAACATAAACACCAGGAAGCACGTGAAACTTGCAGCAAAGACAATGACTAGATATACGGTAGCTATATGCCGTATATCTAGCTCTGGATATGTAAAGAAATACCCGTCCATAAAAAGCGCTGTTAAGGATGGGTATTTCTCAGGCAGTATCTACAAATGTCTTAGAGGGCAGATGAAGACTCACCGAGGCTACCGTTGGGCTTATCAGAGTTAACGTAGTCTATAACCATTCGGTTCGCCTCGTCAACTGCCTTGTTGTCGTATTTGACATAGATGGCCGTAACCGTCTTCTCCCATACGGAGTGGCCCAGTGCTCGACCGATTGTTTCGAGTGAAATACCTATCTCTGACGCAAACGTCGCCCAGCTATGCCTGTTGTAGTACGTTGACATCTTACTGTCGATAGGGTGAGGCGACGACTTTCTCATATCCTTAGGATCCTTCGGGCCGATCCTTCTCAGCGTACGGTTCATATTGTTCGTAAAGTGGTCCACGTCGAAAGTTCCTGCGTCTTCGAAGAACCTGAGCAGGTACTGCGGCTTTCTGCTGCGGTATCTGCTTATTATCTCCATAGCCTCTGGCTCCACCTTGATGTCGTACAATCTACCTGTCTTGTTTCGGTAGTAGCTTATCCTACCATTGCGGAAATCCTCCTTCTTTAGCGTCAGGAGGTCCGAAACATTGATACCTATGAGGTAGAACCCCAACATGAAGAAATCTCGGTACAGAGCCTGCTTGCCGTGTAATTTGGCATCCCTTAGTTCTCTCATCTGCTCCAGTGAGAGACAGCGCTTCCTTGTTTCCTCCTTTTTTAGCTTGATATAGTGGAACGGAAAGTTCTGCGTCTTACCATCATCGATGGCCTTCTTGAAGACTGCCTTGATGTGCGTGATGTCGTTCGAGATGCCATTGGCCTTCCTTCCCTTATCCATCTCGTGCCTGATGAACCCTTCAAGCCAGTCCTTGGTTATGGTGTTGAAACTGCAATTACCGTCGTATGCCTCTACGCATCGGTAGGTCCTCTCATAGCTTCTCCTGGTATTCGGCCTCTCTCTTGTCTCAGCGAATGCCTTCATGAAACTGAGGAACGGAGACTTGTCTTCTTTCTTTGCTCCCGTACAGATCTCCTTCAGATGTTCCTTCATCATATCCGGCGACTCTTCATGATGGTCAAGGATATAGCTCTCACACTTGGCATACAGCTCCGCAAGTCTTCTCGTCTTCGCTTTTGCTGACTTATCAGACTTCGGAAACATCATGCCGCTGAACTTCTCGGTTGTCTGCAACCCGGTGTAGACATAGAACCTCTTTGTCATGTGGGTTACTGAGAAAAATACCTTGTTTGTCTTTGACTCTACATATACCTTCATAGCGATGATTTCTTTTGTAATCCTTCAATCTACAGGTAAACCTCACTTGCATATTACTTGCAAAAAGTAACCTCAGATTACCTTAAATTACCTTTTTGTGGCATTTTTATGTAAAATAAAAGGATTGTTATTTTACTACTATTGCTGATACACAGAGACTTACAGAGTTAGGATGCCCAATTTTGTACTGTAATCATCTTAATTTTATAAGTCCCTTATTATCAATTATTTATAAATTCTTATTTTCTGTTACTTGCATATTGCTGACAAATACGTTTAGTATAGCTTATCACCATAAAGCGAACCCATGCCATCAATTTGGTTGTTTGAATTGAACTCAACTCTGCCGCATCTTACGGTATCGTAGTAGAATTCATTGCTCCTTATTACATAGAAGTAAAGCGTTGGCTTCATATATACATAGTAGAATGTGGATGGAGTAGAGCTGGCTGCATCGCTTCTCGTGCATGATATGGTGTTGTATGTCAGAAATGTCTTGTTCCAGTGCTGGCTTCCGTGACTTACTGAATACTGAGCATAGTATGACTTGCCGACCAAATCATTAGTCTTTGTGCATGGTTCGTCTTCAGACTTGGTGAAGCTCATGGTTTCTGTTTTCTTTCCTTCCCATCTGTCGTTATATGTAATGGTCATAGAAAGCTTGTTTGAGCTTAAGCTGTTCACAACATATTTCGTTTCGTTGCCGAAGTACTTGTTGCTTACGGTAATCGTGTCCCCTTTGATGCTATAATCTCCTTCATCAAGAAACTTGTTTGAGATAAGAGAAGCGTTGTGCTTGTCAGACGAGAATGAAACAAAGTAGTAGTTGCCTCCTCTCCATACTCCGACAATATTGTTGTCGTGAATCTTGTAGTTTGGCTTCTCTGCTCCAGGAATTGTTCCGTCATCATCGCTACTGCTGCATGATGTGAATGATGCTCCTGCAAGAAGTATCATTGCTGCTAATAATACCTTCTTCATAATCCTTATATATTATAATGTTATACTTCGATTCCGTTATCAGCAAGAATCTTCCTGAGAAGACGAATCTCACTGTCCTTAGACTTGATAGTCTCGTTCTGTGCATTGATGATCTGAATGAGCTGGGCATTCTTGTCTTTGAACGACTCCTCTTCACGCTCCTTGGCTCGTTCCGTTCCCGTAGTTATGTTTTGATTATTGTCACCAACGTTCCCGGCATTTATCAACTGCGCCATCGGTATGCCGTGCTTAAACGCCTCGTTGATGGACTCTTCTATCTTCTGATGCGTTTCGCCTAGCTGAATTACCATATTTCCATTCATACTACCGCTTCCATACTTTAGCCAGCTATAGCTAACCCCAAGAGAATTGCATATTTTACTAATCGTTCCCTCGGATATTGACAGCTTCCCGCTTCTCATCTTGCCGATGTTGTTTGTTCCTGTAGCCTTCATGAAGGCATTCTCGCTCATCTTCTTAATCTTGATGAGGTAATCTAACCTTTCTTGTACCGAATTTAATGTTCCCATAATGCTTCTTAGTTTTATATACGCAACTAAATCGACTCGAAACGTTAAAATTCGGTAATATACCGAAGTATTTTACCGAAACATTAGGTACTTTACCGAAGTTTTTGTACCTTTGCACTCGTTGACGGTCGAGTAACCAACAAAGCCGTTACAAACGGAGGCTTGTGCGACCGAAAGTACGTACTTTACATTGACACTGCAAATATACGACTTTTTTCGCATACCTCCAAATTTTTAATGAATTATTTAAGTAACAAAGATGAAAAAAGTTGCAAGAATAACAAAACAGGACATATTGGGCATCAAACCAGGAAAATTTGAAATCTTTCTGCTTGAGTCCGCAAAAGCAGTTCGGTCGGCAGTAACATACGCCTATCAGCTTGCTCAATACGAAGATTTGCCTAAAGGAGTGCTTAAGTACTCAACCTCGGCAGATTACAAGAACCATACAGCGATTATCACCGCTGTTCCGGTTGAGTAGTAAACTTTAAAAGATTAAAGTATGGAGGAAATCATAAAACTCGGAAGAACCGATACAATGACATCTCTCGAAATTGCAGAGATAACCGGGAAAAAGCATGCTCATGTGATGCGTGATATTCGCTCATTGATAGATCAGGGAGTTAACGGATCCAACTTTGGATTGGTTCGTTATAAAGATAAAAAAGGAGAGGTGAGGCCAATGTTTGAGCTAACGCCAAAGGGTTGCTTGATTTTGGCGAGCGGCTATGACGCTTTGCTCCGTGAGAAAATCATAAATAAGCTTGAAGAACTTGAGAAGAAGAATCACCTGGAGCAGTATCAAGTACCTCAGTCTTTCTCTGAGGCCCTTATGCTTGCAGCAAAGCAGCAGGAGAAGATAGAGCAACAACAGCTTGCTCTAGAATCGAAGAATAAAGAGATTGTACAGCTCTCGGCCACAATCACCGAGATGCAGCCAAAGGTTAGCTATGTTGATACAATCCTTTCGTGCAAGGAGACCGTTACGACGACACAGATTGCTCAGGACTACGGTCAATCAGCAAAATCGTTCAATATCTTGCTGAGAAACTTCGGCATTCAGCATAAAGTTGGCGGTCAGTGGATTCTCTACGCAAAGTATCTCCCTTGTGGCTATGTTCAGTCAGAAACAGTTTCTATCACTCACCGTGATGGTAGTGTAGGTTCAGTAATGCACACAAAGTGGACTCAGAAAGGAAGATTATTCTTGTATAATGAGCTAAAGAAACATGGCATTATACCTACTATAGAAAAAGAATCCGTTAAAGATTAAACCTATGGTAGGAAAGAACCGAAGCAAGGTCGGTATCGACGTGGTGGAGAAAATCATCTCGTTGAAGGAAGTAGACCAGGAATTCCTGACCAATAAGACTATCCTGGCATACCTTGGCGGTGTTAGTAAGGAATACATAAAAGATTTGAGAGAATCGGGTGTTCTGCCTTACTATAAGGTGCGAAACACCATATTCTATAAGGTCTCTGATGTTCGAAAGATGGTAGAAAAGAATAGGATCATCTGCTAGCATTGGAAATAAGATGAATATTGGTATGGTTAAAGTTATAGGTTTGTTTCATTTGCTCGTGAGAGCATGTTGTTAGTTATTTTGTTTACGTCTACAGCGGTAGACACTTTGGGGCGATGTCTGTTCGTTTAGCTTCTTTCGCCCCAAATCAGACTGAGTAGCTCAGTTGGATAGAGCATCGGTTTCCTAAACCGAGGGTCGAAGGGTCCGAGTCCCTCCTCAGTCACACTCTTTTTTTTAGTTCCGTTTAGTAGTTGAATTCCTCTCTGACGGCGCAAAGGTAAGTCCTTATACCTTATAAAGTAGGTCGTTCGGGCAGCGACAATCTTGCGTCAGATGAGAGTTTCGTTGAGCGGACATGGAAGATAGTTCTTTGACATGTTGATGCACAGAAATAGTATGCGTGTAAAAGAAGTAACTGGAGAGCATCAATGGATGCCGGGACCCGGCGAAAGGACGCACGACATACGAAAATCCAGCTAATCTGCATCAAGTAAGCAGACGGACTACACCGGAACGAAGAATTGTCGGTGCAAGCACTTCCGAAAACGTTGCAGTCTGGTGAACATGGAAAAGTTCTGAAAAATCCAAAAGATGATTTATCTTCATCATTCATATAACAACTCAGAGGCTAGTAGTGTAACTGATGCACGGCGATAACAAAATGATACCGATCTTATCATCGCAAGAGGTTCTTCGTTGAGCCCTAGCCTCCAAAAGTATAATTCATTGTATTCAAATTTTATTCAGTTTACACATGCAGCTCGTCTGTGAAGATAGGCTGCATACATCGCAGGTTGGAGCAGTTGGTAGCTCGCTAGGTTCATGACCTAGAGGTCACAGATTCGAGTTCTGTACCTGCCACAAATGTTTATTGAAAGCTCTAAATTGTTTATATGTGAAAAGATTGTTTCTTGCGTATCTTGTCTGAGAAGATAGGATACGTCTATTTCTTTTAGAAGGAATTATTTTTTTATTTCTGAGGAGAGTAGCTCAGTAGTAGAGCGCCAGGGGAAGTGTCCTTGGAGGTCGATGGTGCGAATCCATCCTCTCGTCCCAATTTTCTTTCATTTTTCAAGAATTTTGATTGGTTAACTTATGTGTCGCCCAGTAGCTCAACTGCATAGAGCCGTGGTACTTTCCGCGAGGTTGGGAGTTGGAGTCTCCCCTGGGCTTCCCAAGTAGGTAAATTTCAAAAAATATTTTTTCATTAGCTGACAGAGGTCGGCACTTTTTCTTATAAGTCATTTATATTTTAATTTGAGTATTAATATCCTCTTGCTTGTGAAAGTAGGAGGTACAAGTCACATTAGCTCAGTTGGTCAGAGCAGCCTAACATGGTGGTTGGTCGTAGGTTCGAGTCCTGCATGTGGCTCACTTAATTGTGTGAGTGCCATAAATTTACAGTTTTTGATTATCTTTGGGAGTGAGGGAGTCAATTCTCCCTCCTCCCTTTAACGTTGGCCTCTTCCACATCACGAATAACCACGTGCAATAACCTCTCCTGCCTTGCGTGGTTGGCTAAACGGAGAGGTTTTACTATAGATGAAAGTTAAAAACATAATAAGAATCAGTAAGGAAAACATTAATGCTCTTCGGAATCTGGAATGCGTTGAAAGCATAGAACAGAACGGAAGGGATATTACTGTTCGTCTTAAACCGGAATATACGGATGGTAAGCTCGAAGCCCGAAATGGTGAATATCTTATTCAGTGGGGTAACAAAATGTGGCAGAGATATGGCTCTGAGGCCATCAATCTGCTTTTTAAAAATCCCGGAGCGGAGGCCGGCAAGACATGGGACGCGTAGGTTCAAAGAAGTATTACGCTCCTGACGGGAACGAATACGATTCAAGAGAGGAGTATCTGTACTTGCAGGCCATCATTGATGATCCTAATATAAGCTGTATTCATAGGCAGGTGACCATTACGGCAATCAAGCCTGTATGGATGCTGAGACCAAAGCAGCTTAAAACTAAGGTCAAATATGAGAGAAGGTCACTGCTTTACGGGCATAACTATACTGCCGACTTCGTTTACCGGGAAGGCGAGAAGATTGTGATATGTGATGTCAAGAGCCTCTATACCTCAAAGCTCAGAGAGTTCTCGATTACAACAAAGGCTGTGGTGGCAAGACTTATCGCTCACAATAGGAAACGTCATAACGGCGAGTCTGTTGTGATATTCCGTAAGGCTATCAAGATAAAGAAGAACGAGTGGAAAATCGTTGATTATCCACCGTCCGATTGCTATATTATATAATAAGGTATAAAACAAGAAGATATGGTTATTATTATCAATAGTCTCATAGCAACAGTAGCTATGTTCGCTGCATGCGCATTCGTCGCACATCTCCTTGGTTGGGATAAGGAAGACTAGTAGTTTAATTCTAAATATTTTAAATTATGGACAAAGACAAAATTATCGTCAGTGTAGTAATTGACAAGCAGGCTCTTGTTGACAGAGCATTCGACATCTCGAAGAATCTTTCTGAGTTCAATGAAATCAAGAAGGTTATCGACGGCAAAAACCAGTTTACTCGTGATATCGACGAGATTGATGATGAAGGCAAGAGGGAGAATAATACGAACCTTTTCGCCGGCATCGCATTGGACATCATTCTCAGTGATAACCCGGAACTGGCAATCACCAAGCGCCTCAATTCGCTTGAGGACAAGAAGAACTCTTTCCTCGCTAAGATGAAGAAGCTCGACGAACTCCAGGAAAAAGTGAAAAACGGAGAGGTGCATGGCGCTGAAGGTTTCCGTGAGTTGTTGAAAATAATGGAGGAGGACGTGTAATGGGCGTAGTATCAAAGTACGGCAACCTGTATGATGTCAAGAAGAACATCATCTGCCACGCTCCTGTCACTTCTTCTCATTTCGAAAGTATTTTGTAGAAGGGCAATGTGCTTCCTATGATGAATGGCGTAACAACGCCGGAATTGTTCGGAATTCACGCGGACAAGAAATTTAAGCGTGGACGCTGGCGCCGAGTATTAACACATTAATTCATATAACACAATGGCAAAAGAAAAAGCAACTATTTCAGCAACCCTCGGTCATGAGTATGAGGATCTGGAGGAGCGTGAGGATTTCCTCGCCAACAACGCGGACTCTGTTGAGAAAATGGAGTTCATCAAGCGATTCAACTCTGATGAGCTGATGAAGAAGAAGGACCTGTTCGCTCTTCAGTCTGCACGCGCATCTGACATCGAGGAGGAAATCAAGGATTTCCGTGAGCAGAAAAAGGCAGAGCTGAAGCCTATCAAGGAAGAGATCTCTTCTCTCCTTAAGGAAATCAAGCAGAAGGGTAGCATGGTTAACGAGAAGGTTTACAAGTTCGTTGACCGTGAAGCAAAGATGACTGCCTTCTATGACAAGGAGGGTAATCTTGTTTCTTCCCGTCCGGCAACACGTGACGAACTCCCTAGCAATGTATACTCAATTAACCGTGATCAGCAGGCTATGTAGTCTGCTTTCACATAGTTTATAAATTCTAAAATATTTTGTAAAATGAACAATGAAAAATTGCAGATAGACCTCGCTCCTGGACAGGATCATGCGGAGATTGTTCTCCGTGAGGTAGGTAACGAGAACCCTTATAAGCTTCCTGCAAAGGAGCCTCTTAATCTTCAGGTAGACGGTGTTATTACCTGTATCTATGCCTTCCTTGAGAAGCGTTGGGGTACAGAGCAGATTGACAAAGAGCATACGCATATCCTGGTTAATCGAGAGAAGCTCGTTGTTACTCTTGTTACAAACGAGAATGATGAGCGCACTACACAGACAATTATCGGCTCTATTCAGCTGTCTCGTCAGTTTTCGGGATTCCATATCAATGACGGTAAGTTGTGGAAACCGGTACAGCTTGGTGACTTCTTCCGACTCAACCGTTCTTTCTTCGAGACGAAGGAGAAGAACATGGAACTCGTCAATCTCCTCAAGAGCTTCTCGGCGAAGGTTCAGACAACAATCAAGAAGGAATACAGCGACAATGGTTCCGTGACTGACAACTATGAGAAGGCTGTAGACTCTAATCTTCCTCCATCGTTCACTATAAATATTCCTATTTTCAAGGGCGCAGAGCCTGAGAAGCTTTCAATCGAGACTATCGCTCACGTCGAAGGCAACATGGCATTACTGACGCTTATCTCTGCTGATGCAGAATGTATCATCGAAGAATCCCGCGACAAGATCATCAATACGGAGCTTGATAAGATTCGTAAGCTCTGTCCTGAGATTCCTATTATGGAAGTGTAATGACAGAAATGGATAACAGAATAGCAAAAATGCCCGCCAAGATGGCCTTTGCTGTACTTGACTTGCGTAAGGTGCATGCGTGCATCATGGAACTTCCACGAAGCAAGTCGGTACAGCTGGCCCGAAAGGCGGCATACCTCAACTACATTGAAGGTGAGGGTAGAAAACTCGGTAAGGTTCCACTTCATTATGAACGCCTTAATGAAAAGGGCGAAAGCGTGACGGTGGAAACTTACTTCAGATATTTAGATAGAGTTCATTAATTTTAAAATCTATACAAATGGATATAGAGCAGTTAAACAAAACGCCTCATAATCAGATTTGCGATTTGGCAAGAGACAGATTCATCGAGGTGTACAATCAGAAGTTCGGAGAGGGCGGAGAAGTATTCTTCGAAGAGCAGAAGGCATTCTTCAACGAAGAACTTCTCAATGGCTCGTTCAAGGGCTATCTTGAAAAGGCTCCATCATTGAATATTCACGATGCCTTCATGAACCTGGCAATTAACGGTTTGTCTCTCGAAAAGGGAACTACGACACTCTGCTACCTCATGGGTTACAGTAACTACGACAAGAATACCCGACAAACGAATTATACGGCCAAGATCACCTATACTGGATATGGAGAAATCCTTCTTCGCCAGCGAGCCGGTCAGATTGTTCGTTGTGACAATCCTGTAGTAGTTTACAATTGTGACGATTTTCGTTTCGGTGAACGAGACGGTCATAAGTACGTTGATTACGCAAAGACTTATCCTCGACCTGAAAATTCATACATCGTTGCTTGTTACGTGAAGATTATTCTTCCGAACAATGCCTACGATTACTTCGTTCTTGACCGCGAAGGTATCGACCGTCTCCGTACGTATTCGGAGAAGTTCGGAGGCAAAGACCACAAAGCCAACGCTCTTTACGGCGGAAACTATGTCGGGAACGATGGTAGAACGTATTTCAGAGATATCGACACAGGCTTCCTTATCTCGAAGACATGCAAGCATGCGTTCAAGGGCTATCCTAAACTGAAGGTTGGTCTGGGCGCTCTTTTGCAGGCCGATATCGACATGCAGACTCAGCAGAAACCGACTCAGGAAGCCTTTGGCGCCGGAGATACCGCACCGGAAGACAAAGGCGTCAAGGTAAAGGTTGACAGTGATTCACCATTTTAAAATTGTTATATATGGCAGAAAATACAGAATTGCAGTTGGTACAACAACAAGCCAACAATATTACAAGACAGATTGCAACGCTAAAATCTGATACGGAAAATGCGGTGCAAGCCAACAGGAAATCTTATGAGGCATGCGTGAATGCAGGTGAGTCTCTGTTGTTTGATATTGGCGTATCCGGAATGAACGATGCTCTTGACGAGAGAGCCGCTGAGTTTATCAAGAAAGCTAAACTGACAGAGAAAGCAATGACGGAGAAACGTAAGGGTGTTACCCAAGTGTTCGATATTGTCCGTAAGGGTTTTACTATGATGGAGAACCTTATCTCTATCAAGAACACCGATTCTGTTGTCTATAAGATTCAGGAGAAGCGCAACGAGTATGCGGCATACAAGCTTGAACAGCAGCGTAAGGCTGAGCAGGAACGCCTGCGCCAGGAGCGCATCAAGGAGGCCAAGATTAAGCTGAAGACTGATACGATTGATATCTTGAACAATCTCCTCACAGAGCATTCTTCTGCTGCTATCAACTCACTTAATAACACGTTCTCTCTTCTCACCCTTGACAACAAGGATGAAGTTAAGAAACGTATTACAGAGTGTTCTGATGTTCTTGACCTCGGACATCTGTTCGTTAATAACAAGCCTTCATACTCTTCCGAAATTGAGGAAAATGATGCAAAGGATATTATGAACGGCGCATACAAGGAGATTTCCGCATCGTTGCTTGCATCTTATAAGCATACCGTAAATGCTACACGTGATGAGCTTCTTATGAAGTTTGATTCTAAGATTGCTGAACTTCTTGAAATCAAGAAGGCAGAAGAGGAACGCAAACGTAAGGAAGAAGAAGCTCGCAAGGCTGAAGAGGAGCGTAAGCGCAAAGAGGAGGAAGCACGTAAGGCTGCTGAGGAAGAGCGCAAGAAGCAGGAGGAGATTCAGCGTATCAAGGACGAGGAGGAACGCAAGCGCAAGGAGGCAGAGCGGAAAGCTGCCGAGGCTGAACGCAAGGCAAAGGAAGCCGAGCTGAAGGCTGCTGAGGAAGAGTGCAAACGTAAGGAAACAGAAGCTGCCGCTGCTGAGGCTGAACGTAAGGCTAAGGAAGAGGCTATCCGTAAGGCTGATGAGGCTGCTAAGGAAGAGCAGCAGAGAAAGCTTGCGGCTGAGCAGGAGAAGCGTGATGCAGAAAATGCAGCCCAGCACGCTACCGCACAGGCCCAGTCACTCTTCGCTCAGACTTCCGTTGGAGAAACCGGTAAGCAGAAAATCAAGGTAACAAAACGCCTTGTTGTTACCGACAAGAATGCCTGGCTCGACATCATCCAGCAGTGGTGGACGATTGAAGGCTCCAAGATGGCTCCTGACAAACTTGCTTCTAAGTTGGAATTCATGCGCAAGGCTTGCGAGAAACACGCAAACAGCGAAGAAGAGTATATTGTTTCTCCTTATATTAAATATGAGGATGAGGTGACGGCTAAGTAATATGGCAGAACAACCGTTTGACCCTTATTATTCTCGTGGTGAGGTCTCCAATTCGGACCTCACTGCGTTGAAATTTGCCCTGAACCCGCAGCTCAACTTCGTAAAGGAAGAGGACAAGAGAAAGGCTTTCCATCTCGGAACTCTCGTTGACGCTCTCGTTACCGAACCGGAAAAGTGCAATCATTACGCCATGACGGTCGATGACGAGAAATATACGGAGAAGGATTGGAAATGGGGTCTAGACCGGCTTGCTGTTCTGAAGAAACAGGCAACAAAAGATAGATTCCTTGATTTCGTCCTGAAGAATGCGGTCGGTCAGAAAACATTCATCAATCCGCATATGAAGATGGAATACCAGGGCTTCGAGTTCGAGCTTCCGGTACGCTGCAAGTTCGACTGGTGGCTCGGCGAGTTCGGCGGTGATTTGAAAACCACCGCAGCTACGTCACAGGAGCAATTTGAGGCTCAGATCGATTTCGTCGATTGGGATAGAAGCCGTGCATGGTATATGGATCTTACGCACAGTTTAGACCCAAGATACGGAAACATGGACTTTATCTTTGCGGTCTCCAAGACCAAGAAGAAAGTATTCTATAAGAAGATTGAACGTGGTGACGAGTTGTATTTGCGTGGTAGGGAGAAGGCTCTTGAATGGGCTTTCCGCATGTGGTGTTTATTATAATTTATTATTATGTCAGATAAACCGAAATTATACGATTATCAAGAAGAAGGTGTGCGCATGGAGCTTGCCATGAAGCGCTGTATCAATGGTGATGACATGGGAACCGGTAAGACGGTTCAGTCTATCGTCGCCATTGAACGTGCAAAGGCAACTCCCTGCCTTGTTGTTTGCCCTGCTGCACTTAAGGTTAATTGGGAACGAGAGATAAAGAAGTTTACGAACCTCCGGCCTCTCATTCTTACCGATTCCGTCAATGCGACATACGGATATCATCTTACTAAGATGAACCTGTATGATGTAGTGATATGTAATTACGAGTCGCTCGCAAAATACTTCGTCGTAAGCCTCGGTCCGAAACCGTTACGGCTGAAAAACTTCCTGTTTCGTGATGAACTGAAGATTATCAAGTCTGTGATTATAGACGAGTCTGCAAGAGTCAAGGATCCATCAACAAGGCAGTCTAAAATTATCATGGGACTGTGCCAGGGTAAGGAGTATATCTATGAGCTTACAGGTACGCCCGTTGTCAATCACGCAACAGACCTGGCCTGCCAGCTTGCTATCCTCGGTCGTCTGAACGACGAGTTCGGAGGGTTTGGCGAGTTTTGTAACAGGTACGGTGAGAACGAGAATCTTGAAGAGCTTAACCGGAAGATACACGAAACATGCTACTTCCGCAGAGAAAAGAAAGATGTTCTTAAGGATTTGCCGGATCTGACCAGAACGACCATCAGTGTCGCCCTCGACCCTGAAACGCAGGAAGAGTACGATACCTGTCAGAAAGACCTGCTCACGTTCCTTCTCGAATACAAGAGCTGCTCCGAGGAAGAGGCTAGGAAAAAGCTTAGAATGAAGGCTCTTGTCAGGTTTATGAACCTTCGCTCGATATCCGGACGAGGAAAAATGAAGGCGACTATAGAGTTTCTCCATGATACCGAAGAACAGATAATCGTATTTGCCGAGCATCGTGATGTCGTTAGTGCAATCAAGAAAGAGTTCCCGGATGAGGTTTGCACCGTAACCGGTTCCGATAGCCAGCAGCAGAAGCAGTGGGCTATCGATTCTTTTCAGGCTAGGAAAAAGAGAATCATCATCTGCTCCATCAAGGCAGCAGGCGTAGGCCTTACGCTTACGGCTTCTTCCAATGTGGTGTTCGTCGAGCTCCCATGGACGATGGCAGACTTGTCGCAGTGTGAATGCCGTGCCTATCGTAACGGTCAGAAGAATGCGGTTACATCGTGGATTCTCATGGGTGCAAATACCATCGACGGCTATCTTTATAGCTTGATTATGCAGAAAGGCTCAATAGCATCAAAGGTTACGGGCGAACAGGACTCCGCTATCAAGGATGCAGCTTATTTTGACGAGCTGGCCGATTTGGTTTTACAAAATTCTTTAAATAAAAAATAATGGAAATTCAAGGAAAAGTTATTGCCGTTTTACCTGAAAGAAGCGGCGTCTCTGCAAGAGGTGAGTGGAAGTCCCAGACTTATGTAATAGAAACACAAGAGCAATATCCTAAGAAGATGGCCTTTGATGTTTTCGGAGCAGACCGTCTGGCTCAGTTCAACATTCATAGTGGTGAGGTTATTAACGTTAGCTTTGATATTGATGCTCACGAGTATCAGGGCCGTTGGTTCAACAGCATCCGTGCCTGGAATGTTACTAAGGTGTCACAACAAGCTATGGCAAGTGCTAATGCTGCTGGCGTGGCAAACCCGACGAATCAGCAAAATCTGTTTCCACCTGAACAGCAGCAAGCACAGCAACGAGGGAACTCTGATGGCCTTCCCTTCTAGTGTAGAATTAATCAAACGAGCATTCAACGCTTATGTGGTTCAACCTGAAAAATGTGTTTGAACTTGAAACGTTTAGGAAAAAAGTAGCCGAGTTGGAGAACAAAGGCGCGATGGTAGAGCTGAAAGAAAAACGTGGACGTTCTTTGAAGCAGAATGCCTATCTTCATTTGCTCCTATCTGCATTCGGTCTCCAATACGGCTACACTCTAGACGAAGTTAAGACGCATTTCTATAAGCTGGTAGTGAACAAAGATATGTTCCTCAGAGAAGGGATTGATAAATTCACGGGAGAATGCTATAAGTATCTCCGTTCTTCTGCCGACCTTACGAAAGACGAAATGAGCAAATCAATTTCTGATTTCAAAGTATGGGCAAAAGAAGAAGCTGGATTTGATTTTCCTGATTCTGATGAATATATCGCACTACTTCATATTCAGCATGATATAGAAAGACAACAAAATTACATACAATAGCTTATGATGTTACCAACTAATATACGTCAGAAGTCTAGCGAGTTGTTTCCTAATGACGCAGAGAAACAGAAAATCTTTTGTATGGGTGCTGCGTTCTCGTTAGGCAACGATTTATCAGACTTTGAGGAAGAAGTGCAACAGGAGGAGATTTACCCTTGCCAGGAAGCTCTCGATATGTGGCTTGCTTACAAGAAAGAGAAACGGCAGAAATATCAACCTCGTGGACTCGCGGCTCTTAAAAAGAAGCTTTTAAAGATGTCGGGCGGAAATCCTGAATACGCAAAGGTTATCGTTGAGCATTCTATGGGAAACAACTATTCCGGGTTGTACGCTCCTAAAAACAATGGTGTAAACAGTTATGAACAACAGCAACGAACTTTCAACAAAATTAGTTCAATCCTTGCCGACTGAATGCAAGCAAGCGGTGGAAAAATACGGCGGACAATATGCGCTATTCCTGGACAAATATCCTACCCTGCAAAATCGAACAGATGCAATTACATCTGTATATGATTCTGTAGCTAGGGGCGGTATGTCGTTTGTTAGTATTGATAAGTACTTCAAAGATGGCGCAAGCGAGTTCTGGATTAAGATAATGCTCATCGACTTGTTTATGGTTATTGGAGCTATAGAAGCAACTACTCCTTACCAGTTCAAGGCTATGGCACAGCGTATCAGACAAGAATACTATCACCTTACGCCTAGTGAGCTTACTAGATTCTTCTACGAGTTTTCTATGGGTGAGTATGGCGAAATCTATGTAGGAAAGACAGTGAATCCTCAAAAACTTTTTATTGCTCTCGAAAAATACATGTGTAAGCTTTACGAAAAGAGAGCCGAAATTGATTCTCAAAAGTTAGCTGAGAAACAAAAGAAAGAAGATGAGGAATCTAGAAGAAAAGCAATATCCTACGAAGAACATTGTCGCTTAAATGGTGTGGATCCGAAAGAATCCCCTCTTGAAAAGCTAAAACAAAAACTTGAAAAAGAATCAAAACGAGACAAAAATGGCAGACGTAAGTAAAATGGCAGAGGAATGGCTCAGTGAGCATCCTGATGCGACAAAGAAAGAAATATGGTTAGCCGGTTATTGGCAATCTACCGATAACTGGTGCAACCGAACCAAGTAAATTTTAGAATTATGGCAGAAAGAAAAGTGAAACCAGAAATCATGCATTTGATGATTCTTAGCAAATGCAATTACAAATGTGAATTATGCTGCAATAAACTGTACGATATTGAGAAAATTCCAGTCGCTACGGTTAAGGAATTGAAAACAATACACACTTTGTGTATTACGGGCGGAGAACCATTCATGGCAAGTATCGACATTGATAATTTCGCCCGCAGTGTCAAGAAAAATTTTCCGAACATCGAAAACATATTCGTTTATACAAGCGGACAATTTCTTATGTTCTGTTTGCCACATCTCTTTTCTTATATTGATGGTCTTAGCATTTCTCCAAAAAGCATGAAAGATTGGCTGGCTTAAGAAAAAATAGCCAACCACAGTACCTCTCGCGATTACCTTAACAATATTTCTAGATTGCCTAGTAACCGCTTATATGTGTTTAAGGAACAGGTTCCATTTTTCGAGGAAAGATTTAAGCCCATCGCGAAGAAACTGAACCTTAACGTTCTGTATCGTACGTGGGATAAGGAGTTTAAGACTCCAGACAATGAGATTTTCAGAAGATTACCAATACTTTTAAATTAGTTGATTATGGTAGAAAGCAAAGGTAAAATCGCAGAAGTTACTAACGCAACCACCAAGCAGGCGATTGTGTTCATAGGAGTTTACTCTTGGGTTATCGTAAGAAACCTAGGAAGAGCAATCAATAAGGCAGTTCACAAGCTGCCTTGGTTGTTCATCGTGATAACAGTAGCGATATCATTCGTTGTCTGCTTTATCTTTATCTCTAAGGCTAGAGCAGAACGAGATAGCTACAATCAAAAACTAGTTCACGCAACACAGCAACTTGATAGCTATGTAGCTGCATACGGAAACATTAAATCAAAGTAATATGAAGAGATACAAAAATACAATAGTGATGATCCTGCTTATCATCGCAGCAATTATCGCAGGCTACGGACTCGCCTGCTTTATGGTCGAACACATTTTCCTTTCGCTCCTGATGCTCTTCTGTATCAGTTGCGCATTGGCAGTAAAGAAGGAGGTGTAGGAATGTCGGCATATAATTTCACACCAAAAGGAGCATTCTTCATCAACTACAAGGAGCCGGACAGGGAAACAGTAGACCATATCACTTCGCTCTATTACCTCATTATCGGTTCTCTCGCTACAATCACACAGACGGCAATCAAAGACTTGCACGACAATCTCAGCGAGAGGAAGGACCTGTTTAAGCATGAGCTTAAGTATCGCATAAAGGAGGCATTCTCCCGTTCTGAGACTCTTATAGGTATATTCAAGAAGTATACCACTGAGATTTCTCAGTACGAGCTCTGGCTTGATATTACGGACAGCATGGAGGAAGACCTGAAGATTGACATACAGAGACTCTTCTATACGACCGACAACATTCTTCTGAAAAACAACATCAAGGAACACAAGCTTCAGGCGTATGCATGCGTAGCCTACAACCTGTCAATCATGCTGCACGATATGTGTACGAAGTTTGATGACGTTATGAGTGAACGTGGCATCAGTTCCGGCAGCATAAGACCTTGCGGAGAATTCATACAGTCTATGTATGGTATGTATGCCTCGATGAGAGAGGTTGCCAGGATCCTCATACCGGACAAGGATGCTGAATACTTCAAGGAAGGCGGTCAGATTTACAGGGCTTTGCAGGTGGTTGCAATGAAGGTATGCAATCCGGAAAGGATAGACAACGCTGCCGACGAAGGACTGAAGCTCAATGGCGTTGACTATCATGGTGAAGAACACCAGAATAACGCATTCCTCCCTTGGAACGGCATCCAGGTTAACTTCCTGTCACGCAACTTTGATAAGATGTCTGATGAAGAACTTGCAAAGGCTCTAGGACGATCTGTTGGTGCAGTAAAGGCAAAAATGAGACAACTTAAACTAAAAAGAACAGAATAGTATGAGTGGAGGCGCATTTGATTATGCTCAGTACAGAATTGCTGACATATACACGGAAATAGAGGATGAAATCTACGGACATTCTCTTGATGATGAATTTGACGTAAATCGGTATATTGAAGATCATTGGTTAGAGGATTCCGAGAAAGAATACGTTCGTAAGCATCATCATACAATACCTAATCGTAGCGAGTATTCTAAGGAAACTATCAAGGAGTTCAAGAAAGGTATAGCTCTACTAAAGAAAGCCGAGGTTTACGCACAGCGCATTGACTGGTTACTTAGTGGCGATGATGGCGAAGATAGCTTTCATAAGCGTTTGAAACACGACTTGGAAGAATTAAAACGTAAAAAACAATAGCTTATGGAAGATTTACCTATAGGTTCGGAAATCGTCTTGAAGGTGGTTAAGACAGAGAAAGAACAATGTAATGGCTGTTTTTTCGATGAGATATGTAACAATATCTATGAGAATGTTTGCGGAGATTTTGACTGTAGCGCAAGCACTAGAAAAGACGGAAAGGCTGTTCAATTTAAAAGAGTGAAGTAACATGGCTACAGCAAATTTTGAAATTGGAAATAAAGAATTTGAGGTACGTTTCATACGTGAATCAGGTTATCCTCCAACAAAGAATGAACGTGGTTCTTCATTGGTTGAGTATGATGTAACTACATACAAAGATAATCAGCCAATGATGAAGAAGTTCAATCAGAAGAAACGAGTTTATTTCGACCTTGAAGGCAATGTTTATAAGGATAAGCATAGCAACAAGGTGTGGTTTAATCTTGATTACGAAAGGAGGTGAGCAATGATTAGAGACGATGCAAAGATAATTGTAACACAAACTGGTGTATCACTTAAAGAAGCCTTGACTAAAGAAGTAGTTAAGGCACTCAATAAAGAAGCTTCCATCTATATGAATTATGAAATCCCAGAAGTAAAGCTTGGTGGCAATCCTCCTAGTGGCAAGGAAAATCGCAGAACTAGAAGAATGTTGGAACTTAGAAAAAGAAAGGGTAGATTATGATAGATGACAAAAAAATAGAAGCTGCTGCAAGAAGATACAGCGAAGTGACGGATTGTGATAAGCAAGAAGCCTTATTAATTGAAGAAGGCTTTAAAGAAGGTGCAAATTGGGCTATCAATGAGTTTCTGAAGGACTTGTTGCATCCTGCAAAAGATATACCAGAAGAAGAAAGACCTGTATTAGTTGTATATAAACATGGAGGCTACAGTATTGTGTATTGGGAAGCATATAATATTAGCGGTCAGGTAAATTACTGGACATTAGATATTACTCAGTGGCTCTACGTGGATGAATTATTTCCAAAGGAAGGAGGTGAACATGATTAAGACAGTTACTATGTACTCTGTCGTTTGTGACAGATGTGGAAAAACATTCATTGATGAATTTAATGGCATTGGGGCTTGGTTGGACGAAGGAACTTGCAAAGAGCAAGCAATGGAAAGCGAATGGGCAGAGATAGGCGATAAGCACTACTGCCCAGACTGCTATGGGTTTGACGATGAGTTAGATGAGTATGTTCCTAAAAAAAGAAAGGAGTAAGAAAATGAAACAGAAATTATTAAGTATCAAATATAGGTTAGTTGCTTTGTGGTGGTTCTTAACAAGAAAGAACTACTACCTTCTGTCATACAATGGCAGAGTAGGTAAGACATTGGAAAGCACTAATATTGTAATTCCCGAGTTCATTGAATGGGTAAGAAAGAAGCATGGTGTGCCTACAAATCATGAGATAATCATGGAGTTGAAGAATATTGGTAACATCTGTAGAAGTACAGATATTCTTGCATATAATGAGATTAAGGCATTGATTGAAAAACTTGAAAAGTAAATAGTATGTTGTACGAAGCAAAACAGGGAAGTAAGGCTGATGAATACATTAAGAATATTCTCGATGCTGAAGAAAAAGAGTATCAAGCCTACATGAAGAGAGTGGAAGAAGCCGTAGGCTTTGAATTTGAAAAGTGGCAAGGTTATCAGCCTAACCGCAGTCTACTGCGAGAGTATGAGATAACCGCTATCTGGATACCGTCCGAGCGTTTCGACACATTGGATGAAATGGCATGGAGAAAGATAGATAGCCGAATGTTTGAGGATGGCCATTACGTAGCAATAAAGCCCAACAAGCGTTGCAAGCAAGGCAAGGCAATCGCCGCGGTGCTCTCTTCCTATAAAGCGGTCACGAACCATATTAAGGTAATGAAGGAACTGAATATAGGAGTCCCTCAAGCTAGCCGTTTCTCTATTACTCAGCTCCTCCGTCATAAAGACCGCATTTTCGTTTACTTTGATGATAGCATCCGAGCCGAGAAGCACAATTCTGATTTCAAGGAAATCACGATAGGTGAATATGAAGATTTCGTTAATAAAAAGGACTAAGCTATGGATAAACTAGAATACATTCCAGGAGATTTGGTGATGACAAATGGAGTACCACTAGGTACAGCACAGAATGTCGTTTACAGAGTAACATCATCTGACCCATCAAAGACTTTGAAGTTAGACGATGGAACGGTTCTGAAAGGTGTTGTCTGCTTAGAGAACATCGAAGGTGCGGAATTTGGAGATAAAGGCTATCTTTCAGGAGACTGCTGTGCTTGGGTTAAGGATATTGTTCCTATTAATCTTGTGCCCGCAATTTTGGAGAAGAATGGATGGAATAAATCCATAAGCTGGTTTTACGCTGGCAGTGAAGAGCGTGGCTATCAGTTTTCCAAGGAACTAGATGACAAATTGGACGAGCTTGATAGAGTGACTTATGGCGACTTACAAATCAGTCAATGTGAAAATCTTAGAGATTGGAACTATATAAATGAATGTAATCACTATTTCCGTTTTGAATTTACCTATGTTCACGAACTCCAACATTTATTATATGCCCTGCATATAGATAGTAACTTAAAAATATAATGATATGCCAACAAGATTTACAGCACCAATATATGATGGTGAAGATATAACATTTGAGCAATTTGCAAATAGTTGCTTGCGTAACTTCGGTATCTACCTAAGATTTGAAGGAAAATATCCTAACCTTAGTAGATACGAAATTCCAGACAAGATATATCCTAGTGATTACTATAAAAAGAAATATGAAGAGGCAAAAGCAGAGTACGAAAAGCATCTTGCAGCCCCTAAGACAAAGGAAGAACTTGAAGCTGAGTATCTTTCTTATGTCAATGGTGTAATCAAGGGAAACGAGGATAGAGCTAAAGAGAATGAAGCTCTCAAAAACAGATACAATGCAATGCTATCCAAAGTTAGAAGATGGACTCCACCATCCAAAGAATACGAGGGTGTTAAGGACTTTATGGAAAGCCAATTAATTGATAGTTTAGATTTTGATTGCAGCCAAGTTTATGTGGAGAATATCATCCCTAAAGATGAGTGGATTCAAAAACAAACTAATCGCACTGATTTAATAAAGTCTATGAAGTATAATTTGGAGCAGTATAATAAATCTGTAGTTGCTGCCGAAAAGGATACTCTATGGCTCAAAACATTTTCAGAAAGCATAAAGAAAGTAACAGAGTAATTAACTGTCCTTATAGGACATAAATACAAGTAATATGAAAAAGATAATTTTGGCAGCCTTGGTCGTTGCAAGTTTGTTCGCTTCTTGCTCTAGCGAGAAGACTTTTAAAAAGAAAGATGGCTCTACGATTACAGCAAAGCCTTATGGCTGGGCTAGTAAGGAAAACAAAGTAGAAGGTGTTAACTACGAGTTGAATGCTCCAGATGTTGTAGCATCTATCATCTTTGCCCCATCTGTTATCGCTCCAGTTTTGCTGACAGCTTACGATGTATGGGAACCAGTATCATATACTGAGCCATCTAAGTAACTAACCACCATCTCCTGTAAAAGGGAGATGGTAAAAAGAAGAGAATATGGACTTAGTAATAACAATATTAGGTTGGATTGCATTAGGGGTTATATCTGCTTATCTGTTAGCAATAGTAGGTAAAATAATCTTTGATGCTGCAACCGCTGATTATAAGTTATACAAGCATGTAAGATTGTGTCGCAAGAGATTGCTAAGAAAGCGATATGAAGATTATGCTTGGCTATTACTCCAGTTAGAGAAAGATACGGAAGTTTTCAATCTTACTCATAATACAAGAGATTGGACTTTTGAAGATTGGAGCGAATTTTATCTTAAAAAGGTAAAGGAGGATAAGCAATGAGTAAAGAAAAAGCTATCGATTTTATTAAACGTGCCCAAGGACAACTATCTAAGGGTTTTATTTCTTATAGATTCGTTAAGATGGCTCTTAACAATATTGATAAGGCACTTAAAGAGTTGGAGGATTGAGTATGACAGAACCTTACGAAGGCTATACTTGTTGGAGACTAAGAGATGGGCAGTCTTGTGACTATTGTCCAGAGTATTCTGATTGCCCTGCAAATAATGATGATAATTAATAAATAAAGTATGACAAGAGAAGAAGCAAAAACCATGCTGCCTATTATTCAGGCATACGCAGAAGGAAAAGAAATTGAAATTTTTGATAAGACTATGAAAATGTGGAAAACTACTATGCTGCCACATTTTGACTGTGATTCAAAAATTTATCGCATTAAGCCAGGGGTAAACTACCGCCCTTTTGCCAACGAAGAAGAGTGTTGGCAGGAGATGCAAAAACATCAGCCGTTTGGGTGGGTGAAGACTAAAGACAAAGGAATCAGATTGTGTATGAGTGGATTGAATCAAAAAAGTGCTTTTACACAAGTTGGTCATGAATATGATGAAGCCTTTGATGAATTCATCTTTGCCGATGGGCTTCCGTTTGGCGTAAAAGTGAAGGAATAGTTATGGATAAAAACGTTTGTGATAATACATTAGTCTTTGGTAGCTGCTATGCTAGAAGCTGTATTGAAGTGCCTTCTTTGAAGGCAGGGAAGGCGAAATGGAAGGCATTCTATGATAAGTTCCCTTGGCTTAAAGGTCAACCTTTCTATCTTAGACGTTCATGCTTCTGGGATGAAGGTGAAAGAAATTTGAAGTCGATAAAAATAAAACTTAAAAAGATATAGTTATGGCATGGGTATGTGTAGGATATAGTGGTGAAGAACTTGTGTTCGTCAATAAGCCGCATAGAAGAATTAGCAAAAACGTGTTCCATTTTGATGAAAATGACATATTTGAACACGAATGGATAGATGATAAATATTGTGGCTGCATAAATCTTCCCAAAGGCAGCATCAAGAAGCTCATCGGGAAAGACTTGTCTTGGAGTGATGAGCCAGTTGAACTAAAATAAGAATAGCTTATGTTTGGATTTTATGTTATACTTACCATAGTTATTCTATTTATAGCTTTTATGGGTGGAGTTATCGGTTATTTAATTGGTAAATATTGGAAGAGATAAATATGAGCATGCAAATATGTAAGGATGCCTATCAAGAATTGATAGACGGAGATATAGAATGGCTTCTTAGACAGCCTAGAGACCTCGAAAGAGACCATATAGAGGCAGTGCTAAGAAAGAGTGTTGAACTTTTATACGGGAAGGAAGAATAGCTTATGTATAGACCGATTACAATGTATCAGATTGTTTGCGATAGATGCGGAGAAGTATTTGGCGGCACAGATACTTGCTCTGCACTATTCAGCAACAAAGAAGTCGATATTGGTGACTACTCAGACTGGGAAATGATAGATGGTAAACACTATTGTCCAGATTGTTATGAAGTGGAGGTCATTGATGGAGTGTATAATGTTAAAGCAAAGGAGAAATAGGTATGGAAGTATTAAAAGACATAAGTCAGTTAACAAAAGGTTGCGGAGTGACATTTATTAAAAATGATAATTTCCACTTCTACGAGTACCTTATGGTACACCCTAATCGTGAAACCTATTATCTTTTTATAGATAACTGGACGCAAGACATTGTACGAATACACATTGATGACCTCTTGTCAGGAGATTATTATGTTGGTAAGTACGACCGAATCTTCGTCATGGAGAAGAGAAAAAATTTCTTCAGACGAATGATAAAGAATTGTGATAAAAGAATTGAAGAACTTAAAAGTAAGTAGTTATGGCAAAACCTTACAGAATCAAGCATAAGGCTAGCGGGTTGTACTACCAGCCTGCAAGAAATCATAGTAATCTTGGTAAAAATGGCAAGGTGTATATGGCAAACAACTCTCCATTACTAGCAAATTATGGATATGATTATATATCTATTAGTGTTAGAAAAGGCACTAAGTTACATAATATTCTAGAAAAGTTAATGCCCTTAAAAGGCATAAAACGTTCTTATGGTGCAGAAGTTTGTTATCGTGTTCCAAAGAGTGAATTTGAAAAAGAAGAATTATAGCGTATGAATATAGGAATTTTATATCTTTGTATGAGTTTTATCTACATCCTGCTTATTTGCTTGGATGGAGAAGATGTAAAACCGAAATGGAAACAATGGCTAGCTGACAAACTAGGCATCAAGCCAAAGATAGAGGTTAGATACATAAAGCCACAAGTCGTTAATCTTCGTTCAAGAGTTACAATGTCGAATTTTGAAATGCAATACTATTGCCGTGACAAATCTGGCATGGAGCAATTGAAGAGAAGAGCAATAGAAAGTGTGTACGATGAAATTCTTAAGGGAATGAAGGCAAACGAATTGGTTTCCATTTCGCAATATAATGACATTTATAGTAATAACACTATTTATGAGGGGACATGTGAAATTTATAAAAACAAGTAGCTATGAAGAAGGAAACATTTGACTTCTCGGAGGCTCTGAGAAGAATGAAGGAAGGAAAGAAAGTGAGAAGAAACGGCTGTTATTTTAGTTTGTCTATAAACAAGTATAAAGAAATATCCATCTTGTACCAACAAAGTTCCATAGAATCATTCACCAATGTTGTACCACATTATTGGAGTTTCTTCTCCTTGGATGATATTCTTGCAACAGACTGGGAGGAGGTGTAAGGATGAAGATTAGATTAGCAAAGAAGATAATGAAGCATAAATGTACTTTTTTAAATATAGAAGAGAAGTACAAAAAGAAAGGGTATAATGTCAAGTGGCTGATTGCGTGGGGTGCTTACGATGAGAAAAGGACTTATCGGAATGCTTTTACTATGGACCACCGTATCACAATGGCGATGAGTTTAGTTGAACATTGGAATGCTCGTAGGTACGGAAACGAAGCTGCAAAGTTAAATAAAAAGAATCCGTTCCGTCAGAGAGACCTTCGTCGTAGTGTAGAAAGATTAAAACAGTACAGCGTATGAAAGAAGAAAGATGTTGTGGTAACTGCCTTTGGATGGGATGCGAAGACATCTTAGGCAATGGATGGTGCTACAAAAAAGATTGCGAAACATCTTGTGATAAGGTTTGCAAGAAACATGAATTTTAAACTTTAAATATTAAAATGGAAAAGATTTACAGACATTTCAAAGGAGGTTATTACAGATTTATTACTGAAGTCACTAATAGTGAAACTCAGGAGAAAGAAGTTGTTTATCAGGCTCTCTATGGAGAGTGCAAGGTTTGGACTCGTCCTGCTGGTATGTTCTACGGAAAGGTGAACGTTGATGGCGTAGAGATTGATAGATTCACCGAGGTTGTTGGCGCTCCAGTCTTGTTTAAGAAGACTAACGAGAACGCTGTTATGCCATCCAAGGCGCATGATGATGATTTCTGTTATGACTGCTATGCAGTATCAGAGGAAGAGGTTGCGCCTAACGTATGGAAGTACGGTCTCGGATTTGCCTTGCAGATTGAAAACCGCAACAAACCTGCCGACATTTCTAGGTGCTTTACGTTCCGTCCTCGTTCTTCCGTATGGAAGACAGGTATGATTCTCAGTAACTGTGAAGGCACTGTCGATGACTCATATACTGGAGAGATTTCTGCCGTATTCTATCACTTGTTTCCAAATATGCCAAGATATAAGGTTGGTGACAAAATCGTGCAATTCCACCTAGAAACAAGTGACAACATCATGTTCTTTAAGACCGACGAATTATGTAAAACAGAGCGCGGCGATAACGGCTACGGCTCTTCTGATAAAAAGTAATACATGAATATCACAGATGAACAGAAAACGTATATAAAGGAACACCCTTACGAATCTCCTTACGCTATGGCCAAGAGCTTCGGTTGCGCAGTACAGACTGTTTACTGGTGGCTACATAGGCTGCATGGGGATTCGTTCAAGGACGCAAGAAAAGAGCAAAGAGAGAAGATCAGGGAATCTGTCCGTAAGCTATATCCGGATTACTCTTCTTCTGAAATTTCCAAAGAACTTGGAATAACAAAGTCATGTGTAACAAGCATAGCAAAGGCTCTTGGCGTTACTCATACCCAGGAAACGGAAGAAAGACTTCGGTTGAAATGTGCACAGGCAATAATAAGACCGGAGATAATAGCTAAACGTTCTGAATCTCTAAAAAAGACGCTGAGGCTTGACAGGTACAGAGCAACGAATGGAATAAAACAGAAGACTCGACGCAAGTTCAAGACCATTCCGAGCAGATGTCTCTGCGCAAGGAACTATCTCTGCAATAAATACAACTACTTCTACGACAAAGATTACGGAGAGCTGCTTACCGTGTTCTTCGACAGCGAAACCAAAATGTTGACAGAAGAGCAGCAGAAACACTACGAGACGAAGTATGGTATCAAGTTCCTCCAGGGAGCTGAAGAATAATTTCTGTGCATTATCTATATGTTTAGGGGTGGCTACACATCGCGTGCGGTCACCCCTTTTTGTTTGTATCAACTAATAACCAAATAAAAACATTAGAAAAAACTAAGAACGTTTATGTAGCTTTAGTCTCCAGTATATCCAACCTAAAAATGCGAGAATGCTTATGAAAAGACAAGCTGAAGCTATCTTACCTATATTTAAAAATGCCCTGTCAGTTCTTGATAGTTGTTTCTCTACATATACTTTATCTTTCGATATTTTATTTATCACTGAGACTAAGGAGTCACACTTGCTATGATATATCGCAGCACTATCCTTGTATTCCTTAAGACTAGAAATACTATCTCTCAGTATCTGTACGTCCTCTTGTGATATTTCGTGATATTCGTAGTGAAATTTATCCTCACCAACCTTGTTGCCGTTCGCATCATACTTCGAAGCTGTACTATCCTTGATATGTGTCTTTTCCTTGGTGGTTGACTTCACGGATTCCTTGTGAGATGCTTTATACGATTCCAACTCTTTAATAAGTCTTGCATTGAAGAGTGAATCCCACTTAGCCTCGTTACGTTTATCTGTGATGTATATCTGTTTTTCTATCACACGTTCTTTCGCCTTACATCTACAGAACATTGATAGAATCAGCATTGCTACTGCAATGGCAATTACAACCCTTGTTATTTTATCAATCAGTTTCATAAGCAAGTGAATTAATTCTGTTCAGCCAACCATTCTTGAACTTTTTGTTCTGTGGTCTTGTCTGACAGATACGGTCAATGAAATCTTTTCTTTCCTGCTTGATGTTATCAAACAGTTCCCGGCCATCTCTTGCGTTGACAGCTGCGATAGTCTTCGGCCCGACAATACCATCCACATCAACGCCAAGAACTCTCTGAGGAATCTTGATACCGTAGGCTCCGCTAGCCCATACCCAGTCGACGAGGATATTGGCTACGTTCTGGTCTTTAATATCATCAGCATTCCACTTATCCCAGTAGTACTTCTTGAAGATTACACCCCATTGCACACTGGTCATACGCTTTAAATCGTTAACCGTCTTCTTGCTGCCGAATACTGAGCGGTACGTAGCAAGAGTCACGCCCATATTAGTAGCACCTCCCAAATCATCTTTGTCGTTAACGAAGCCACCTTCCCACTTTAGGATGAACGGCTCTAAAATCTTACTGTTTGCCATTTTTGTTTTCCTCCTCTTTTTTATCAAACTCATTGTTGAGTCTGTCAATAATCGGTTTCCAGTAACTAGGCAGTGCCTTTGCAAACTCGAATCTCAAAATGTAGTAAATAACTCTGAATGCTACATTCTTAGGGTATGCCTTGATGAGATTTTTGAACGCGTTGCATAGATACACATAGCAGAAAATGTATGTAAGCATCTTTATTACAAACAAAGCCTCATTTCCATCATTACAGCCTATCATGATACCATATATCACATAGTCAATGGTAAGATAGAGCAACATTTCAAGAATGGCGTTTACAAACTTTGATGCCGAAAAGTTTTTGCATCGTACAACACTAACGCCATCAGCTCGCATACCGCAGAAGATATTGAAGCCAAAGGCGATAACCAACGCCAAAACGAAGCCTTCCGTTGGCGTTGCAAAGGCAAGTATAGCTGAAAATATAGTAACACCTATCTGCCGAATCTGTGAAGAATCTAATAAATCTGTCATAATCTGTTATCCTGAATAATTAATAAAAATAAAGTTTCGGTCTCTTTCTGCAAAGATAGCAAAAAAAACCGAAACTTCATTCAGAATAACGAAAAACTTTAGACATTCAAGTCGTAATATGGAAGTCTGCCACTTTCCAGGAAGGAAATACATTCATCGAAAATCTTTTGCTCGTAGTTGTACGTGTTGATCTTCGGGAACCATTTCTTTATCTTTGCGTCGTTACGCTTTACCATTTCTCCCCAGAGAACGCACCAGTCTTCGAGATTGATGTTGTCATTCTTGACCTCATGCCAATAGTCCTTGGCTACATCTTTAGTGTGAAGCTGGCCTATGAGACAAAGATGCATATCTGCCATCTCTTCGTTATAATGACACGCGCCAATCTCTCCCTGGACCTGCTTCATCACATCAAGCATTACGCTGTCATTCATTCCGACTTCACAACAATCTGCCATGATCGTAACACAGTTCTTGATAGCCTGCATATCATTGCTAGCTATAATGTCTTCGAATACCTTTTTCATAACCGTATATTTTTGATGTTACTTCAGAAAATACTCTCTGATGTTGTATACACCATCCTTGTCTTTTAACAAATCGAGTGCAAGGCTGTGGGCATACTTAACCAGATGTTCTGTATCAATGTCCTTAACATCTTCCTTGCCGAGTATCTTAGCAATTGTGCATCCGTGGTCGCTTACAACCTGATTCATCGCAACGTACAAAGCGTAATCGTTGTAATAAGGTTTCTCCTCTGTTGCAAGTCCGAGACCGGTCATAGCATTGATCCATGTCTGCATATCCCAGGTTACTGGTGGATTCATACCGTTTGCAATCTCAGAAGCTTCCTTCTTCGTAAGATAGTTCTTCCACTTGATAGCGCAAAGCTTATCAAGATACTCTTGCGCAAGCTCAGGGTGTTTCGATGCCATGTCCTTCATCATGCAACGCATCGTATTACCGAATACGTGCATATACTTTACGTTGGTTGACGAAGCCATAATCCCATAAAGCTCATCAAACTTACTCATAATGTCTTTTGTTTCCATATCTTGTATATTTTTTAACCTATTATCAAATCTTTCAACTCTACAAAGTCCTCCTCTGTGAAGTTGATGCTTCGCTTGCTTCCAAAGAGGATAGCAGTAGCAATTCCATCTGGCAGGTCAATAGACACAACTCCTTTGTCGATATGTCCGTGTATAAAACCTACATCGAATTTGTAATCTTCCACGGATTTTAGCATCTGCATCATATCTTCAAATATCGTGTTGGCATCTATGTTGCCGTCTTCATCGGCGATGAATAGGGTAGCGTTGTCAATGCTCTTGCCCCAACTATCTTTGTGCTTGGCGATGATGTTGTGCGCCGCACGTTTCATGTACACTGATGGTATGGCGAGCATCTGGTTAGCCTTAACCATATCGTCTATTCTAGCATCTGCCCACAAATCAAGCGATGTAAGCAGTTTCTCTTTCAATTCTGTTACGTTCATTTCTTAGTTCCTCCCTTCTTTGTCCCTTGAACCATAGCGAGATACTCTTGCCACGTTTTATCACTATGATTTGTCATATAGTCGTTAAGCATAGCGGTTTTCTGCTCTTCTGCCTGTGCTACTTCTTTTCTCAGTCGTTGCATCAAGGACAAGTGCTTCTTTAATGCCTCCTGTCCTTGCTGAGTGCTTTCGATACGAGGGCGTATAATGCGCAATTCCTCGTCTTGCACTAGCTTAGACACATATTGCAAGCTATTGACGTATTCCTGATTCTGCATCAAGTACTGACGTTGTGCGCCTGTAAGATTGTCTTCAATCTTGTCGATTTCATCCCATAAAGGGGTGGAAGACTGCTGCGCCTGCATGTTGATAGATGCTCGCTTCTGTTGTATTGCCTCATACATCTTCTGTAGCTCGGCATCCATCATCTGCGGCTGCTGCTGACTTGTACCCATATCCAATAATGGGCTGTTTCCAAAATTCATCATAATCAATATCTTTAAGTTGGTGATATATTATAGAGAGGTGAGAGGGCATCCACCAACGAGGGCAAACACCCCTCACCAACTCATTTCTTTTTAGTCCGTCTAACCGACTTCCTTACTGCTCTGTTACGCTCCTGTAGTGGGCGTGGAAGTAGCAGTACCGTTACAGCAATAGCTGCCGTAGCCAGTAACTACTGGTGTAGATGGGAGCACAAGCTGACCATCAATCTTGCGGCAGCACTTCTCGTTAACGTAAGCCATCATAAGCTTCTCCTTGTAAGGAGTGAGGGCTTCCATCACGGCTACCTTCTTGTCGAGGTCGCTATACTTTGCTTGCAACGCATCGTACTGGTCTCTCTGATTCTTGTACAAGCCAAAATCTGCATCAATCTGAGACTTGTAAAGACCGAACTCAGCCTGCATTGCACGGCGGTTCTCGGCGTTGATAGCATCGTTAGCACCCTTATACATAGAGAACTTCTCAGCGATGTCTGTCTCTCGCATAGCGTAGAACTTGTTAGCGGTGTCGAGCTTCATACCGAACATGTAGGTAAGCAACTTCACCTCATCATCGCATTCCTTCTCCATTACCTGCAAGGCAGTTGGCTGATTTGAACTTGCGTTAGCCCCATAGGCGTTGATGTTCACGTTCTCAGGCATATTGCTGCCACCGAGTGAACCAAACACACTGCGGTTGTTACCGCCAAGCAACCAAGCACCAGCACCGAGTGCTGTGCCGATGATACCAAGGGTAAGACCAGCATTACCTGTAGCCTTAGAAGCATAATCGTCATGCTTTTTCCCCTCTTCGTAGATTTTCTTCTCTACGACCTTTGCATCTGTCATTTCCATTATACAATCTTTTTAAGTTATCCTTAATATTAACTAACACTATTGTAACGTTACGGATGCAAAGGTACAAAGAATAGGGGAGAGCAAATATAACTCTATCACACTTTCTTTTAGTGATTGATTATCAGAGATTTAAGGTGATAGGAGGTAGTATCATAAATAATAAAAAAAGAGAGGTAACCACTTACCTCTCTTACTCAACTTGTAAGGAATACTTACATGTTCAACTATTATTTTCTCTTACTCTTAATGAAGTGAAGTATATCCCACTTCTTCCAATATCGGGTGTGCCCACGCTTCTTGCATTCGCCATGGGGCAAATCGCCCCTAGCCACCATTCTGTTAAGGGTAGCATCAGAAACGCGCAATTTTTCCTTGACCTCCTCGGTGCTCATCATAGGATTGAGCATATCTGGAATGATGTCACACAATCTATCTAAATCATCATCGCTCATTCCGCAAGCGGTGACCTTCTCACCATTTCTCTGCTGCTCGTCTGCCTTAAAACAAGCATCACTCAGCGACTTCAAAGCCGTGCCGAGTATCTTATAATTCAATATCTTTCCCATATCTTATGCACAAATTTTACGTCCTAGTTTCGTATCATTAACAAACATTCTAGCAAAGTTATACAAATAGAATATAGTTGTCACGACCATGACCGTAAAGCAGGAATCCACCATATCTTTAGTTGTGTACCAACTCCACTCTACAATATGAGCCGCATTGATGCCTAAGAAGTATATAAATGGAATGCGATACCACTGGCACAAGAAGAAAAATCTACTTGCCAGTATAGTCACCATCGGCAGGACGTAAACCATGAAATAAATAAAGATATAGCAAGGCATATTTTCATTATAGGGGATAAACATCTCACGGGGATGCTGAGAGAACTCACATATTCCATAAGCATGAAAGCACATAATAATGATAGGCACATACTTGCAGAACCAGCGAAAAAACTTTAGTATTCTCCTGCTATACCGATTACCATGCTTCTTAAGCATATCCATCAGCTCGGTAACGTCCACATTATTCAATAGCCGTTGAACTTCGGCTTCGTCTTCTTTAGTCATAATTTGCTAATTTATAGGGTTGATTTAAATTAAATGATGGTGCAAAGATACTCTTTTTTGCACAAAACAATCGGAAATGAGAATATTTTTGTGTTAAACTTTATAAAAAGTAACAATCTGAAAGTAGATGGCTACAAAAATAGCGTTAGAACGGCTTCCTTGCCAAATTCTAACGCTATCAGTGTTTATCCTATCACAACCTCAAGGCTCTCCATATCAGCGAACTTCAAGCCGCAATCCTTAGCAGCCTTGAAAAGCTCTTTCTCATCAACTGCCTCGATGGCTACCTCTACCTCGGCATTGGCAAGGTCTGAGAAGTACTTCTCTGTCTTCTGCTTCTGATTAAAAAAGTACTGATTGACCTCCGCAAACTTGGCTGAATCGTCCTTGGTGTATTCGTAGCCATCATCGGTGTGCTTCTGCTCTAGCTGCTGGCACTCCTGAAGCTTGCGCTGCATCTCCTCGAACTTATCGTCCTTCAAGCTCTGCTGCGCTTCCTCCACATCCTTGTCGTAGGTATCGGCTACTTGGCGCAGTGCCTTCATATTCTTCCAAACTCGCATAGCGGCATCATCACTCATTGATGATGTCTTCAATGCCTTCAATGTTCTGTAGGCTGCAACAGCCTCCTTTGTCTTAATCTTTTTCATAATTGTTTCTTTATTTTTATGTTATACAATATTCTTCGCCAGATTGCCATAGCAGAATACCTTTCCTATTAACAGTGCAAAGTTAAGAAAATAATTCCGAATAGCAATGCAGGAGGAGCAAAATTTACGAATTTTAAAAATCAGCTTCCCCACGTTGGATAATCACGAGGTCGCAATGTGTCTGCTTTCTCGGTGAGAACGTAAACCACAAATACATTTCTAGCACATTTATTATATTAAGAACATCTACATTTTAACGCATAATATAACTACCTCCTGGAGGAACTTGTTTCCATCCACCATCTATATTAATTTCAAAAGATAATTGACACCTTTGTCCATAATACCCTCCTTCATAAACATTATCAAATCTTATATATACTTCAATATAATCTGTTCTATCGCCTTCAGGAATAGTTACAGAACCTGTATTTTGACCAGAACTATTAGACACATAACCTCTTCCGTATGTTGTCTTATTATTACCATAAGTACAAACACTTCTAAACATACCATCAGTAACTGTTAATGCGCCATCAGGAAGTTTATATATTTTAGCTTTACAAATACAACTACCACCAACTAATTCTCTTAATTCTGAGAAATAAACAAAATCACTAGAACCACTTTTAATACTT